AGTAATATGAAAGACCAAATCATACAGGCTCGAGAAAAGCGTTATTTGGGCTGGCAGATGTCGGAAGAGGCGCAGGATTTTCTTGAGAATCAGGAGGAGAGCCTTGAGAGAGCCTTTCAAGAAAAATGGGACCTAATGTTTCCTGGTATCAGTGTTCGTTTTTTGTCAAGTCGCAGTGAGGTCTATTATCTTTATACCATCAATGGAGTAGTGTCACTACCAGGTGGACGCTGGGCCACTGAAAACAAGGGAGGTTGGGATTATTATGAACACAACACCCAGTTTGTAGATTGTCCTGTTCCTATCGAAAAGTTGAAAGAGTTTATGAGCCTGATCGAGCAAGAAACTTCCCTTCATGTAGAGCTTGCAGAACAGAAGTTCAAGACTGCCGACATGTTGGGAGAGACAGAAAGGATCTGTACACCAGATGATTTGCAGTGTAAATATGGTCCATTCACACTCCTGGAGGATGGTGAAATCTGGGAGGTTGGTTGGGATGTTCCAGACCATTTTGTTGTAGGTCAGTATCCCGATGGACATATCGCAGTCTGGTTCTCTACCAATGGGCATGGATTTGGTTATGATGTCTGGGTTGAAAGAGGACAAGTTGATGAGTTGGACAGGTTTTATAGGTATTTAGAGTCTCGCGAGACTGATCCTTTGAAGACCACCAAGGAACGGATTGTCCAGTCCTGGAAATAGATTTCTATATTTGTAGATGACAAGAAAGTGAAAAACGGCATTCTAATCAAACCAGTTGGAAAAGGTATCGATAGTTTCGGCTATAAGTGAAGTGATCTGGAGACTAATGCATGTTAAAAAAAGATATTGTGAGTAAGCTATCTGAGGATTCTTGTTGCTACAAGATTTCTCAAAAACAAATCAGCAAGATTCTTACGAAGGCGATTAGTATTATCACCGAAGCTCTTTTCAGTGGTGAGGATATTCTCCTTCGAGGATTTGGTCATTTCCATGTGAAGTATCGTCGCCCACGCGAAATCAATCACCCTGTTTCAAAAGAAAAGATAATGTCTAAACCAAAGCATGTTGTTTCCTTTGAGCCCGCCAGAAATGTCAAGCAAAAGTTGAAGAAGATGACTGATCCTGGTACTGGTTCTGGTTCAACCAAGAGTGAGGTATAACTTATGACAAAAGATCGCCCAACGAAGCAAGAATGCACTGCCGACATTTGGAGAGTACAAAAGAATCTCCATGGTGAAGACACTGAGAAGCTGGTTTCGAGAGATCAGTACCTCAAGCATGGGCTCATTGGAAGGAGTGTTTGGCAGCCACTATTCGGTTCGTTCCGTCAGTTTCGTAAGGAAGCGGAGATTGATGGGAATCGTGAAGCTGATAAGTTGGCACGGGAAATCAGTAAGCATGTAAGTGTTGATAGGTATCGTGAGTTGAGCAAAGAACGTAAGGAATGGGGAGAAAGATATATTCGTAAGAACACAGCGCGATATCAGACGATTTTGGGTTTTGCAGATGTTCATGATAAGAATGTTGATCCATTCTGGCTGCGAGTGATGCTTGATACAGCTCATAGGGTTCAACCTGATATCATTTGTATAGATGGTGATCTATTTGATTTGTCTGAGTTTGGTCGGTTCTATGTAGATCCCAGAGAATGGGATTTGGTAGGACGGCTCGAGTTTGTCCATAATCAAGTTTTAGCTCCTCTTCGTGATATGTGTAAGGATGCACAGATAGACCTGATAGAGGGTAATCACGAGGAAAGACTGATAAAACACCTTTGCAACAACTCTGCAGCCACTCGGGTTTTATTGTCTGATTGGCATGGTTGGGATGTAGCGAAGGCTTTGAAGTTGGACGAGCACCAGGTAAATTATGTTGCTCAGGCTGACTTGGCAGCCTGGACGAAGCGAGAACAGAAAACAGAGCTTGCTAAGAACTTTCGTATCTATTATGATTGTGTAGTTGCTCACCATGAGTCAGAAGGTCGTGCTATGGGATTCCCAGGATTCAATGGACACAATCACAAGCATGAAATGTGGTCAGCATATTCTCCTCAGTTTGGACCATTTGAATGGCATCAAATCGGGGGAGGCAGCAGAAGAAATTCAGTTTACACAGAAGGTTTGCGGTGGGCAAATGGGTTTATTCTTGTTCATGTTGATACACAAGATAGGGAAGTAAATTTTGAATACATCCCCATCACCAATAAGGCAATAGTGGGTGGTAAGTTCTATTATAGGGAAAAGAGTGAGATAGTTGTCCCTTGTACCATAAAGGGTATAAAGTAAAGGAAAAGATACACAGAGTAAGGAAGTAAGTAAGATGCAAGAAGTAGAGCTCGTGAAAGACCTTGATATTTTTCTCGAAAAAGCTGAATATGGCATAAATCACACCTATCAGCTCCACCAGGAGTTGGGGTGTGTTTTTATTGATGCATCATTTTGTGCCCCGCAAGACGAGGGAGGTCCTCAGCTACTTTTCAAGACAAGGATTGAAGTAGCCTCACCAAAGTTTGTATCTACCAATCTTCGTTGGGATTCCAATGGGTTTCCCTATGAGGTCGAAACCTACCTCATTGATGGTAAGGAAGTGGTGGTGTCTTTTTACCGATCTCCCGAGATCGGTTGGAGACGCTTCCTTCTCGATACTGCAGAAGACCTACAAGACACGATTCTCGACAACACCATCCGCAGCGAGGACCATCCTACCCTCCTTGTAGAGGGACTACGAAAGGTAGCCAAAAATATACAGGAAATCACCACATTTTTAAAGCAGAAAAAACAGCAGTTAGATGTGAATGAACAATCAGCCATTGATCGCCATTTTGGTGAATGTAGCATATGGGAAAGGTTAGAAGACGACATGGGACCTGCTCTTGCTACTTATATAGGTAATATTATTTTGACGCAGCGCGAGTTGTATGAAAAGGTGCAGAAAGAGCAAACTGAACAGAGACATAAAATATTTATTGAAGCAGATAATGAAGCTATAAATAGATTAGAAAATGTACTAAAACAACATAATTTCAAAAAAGGCTATGTAAGTTAGGAGTTTATCTATGGTTAGATTGGAACCAATCAATGATTATGTGATCCTGAAGAGGCTCGAGAGTAGCTGCAACATCGGCGATATCATTTTGCCAGAACTTGATAAGCAGCAAATCATCCGCGCCGAAGTTATCGCCAGGGGACCTGGAAAGATTTTGGACACAGGAGCTCGAGGTCCTATGGCAACCAATCCTGGAGACATTGTGCTTGTCAATGTACTGGCATGTGCTCCAACGACATTGCCGTTAGACCTTGAGGGAGAATATCTTCTCATACCCGAAAAGGATATAGTGGCTATTATTAGGGAATAAATGGTAGGAGTAAGTCATGAAAAACATGGATATTTTATTTGGTGATGAAGCCAGAAACCACATTCTTCGAGGTGTTCAACTCCTCGCTAAGGCTGTGAAGATTACACTTGGTCCAAAGGGAAGGAATGTTATTATTGATCGTGGTCCAGGTATCCCGACTATTACAAAGGACGGGATCACCGTGGCCCGAAGTATCTGTGTCGAAAATCCAATGGAGGCACTTGGTGTTCGTGTTCTCCGGGAAGCAGCTGCTCGTACAAGCGAGAGCTGTGGAGATGGCACTACCACAAGCACCATCCTTGCAGCAGAGATTTACACTCGTGGTCTTCGCCTGGTAAGTACAGGTGCGGATCCGGTAGCCCTGAAACGCGGTATTGATAAGGCTTCGGCGCTTGTGATTGAGGCTCTCAAGAAGATGAGCATTCCCGTTGATTCCACTGAGCAGATCATCCAAGTAGGTGCCATCGCGGCTAATGGTGAGGCTTACATTGGCCGACTTCTTGCCAAGGGATTCGAGAAAGTTGGCCGTGATGGTGTGATCGTTCTTGAGGAGGCTCGCGGCTGTGATACAGAAATCGAATTGATTGAAGGTATCGAGTTTGATAGAGGTTGGCTCAATCCAGTTTTCTGCACTGACTTCAATCGGGGTGAAGCTGTTTATGAGGCTCAGGGGGAGAATGATTATGTATATGTTCTTCTTGCTGAGCGTCGCATGACTGCTCGTGATGTTTTGGCTCCATTGCAGCTGGCTATCAATGCTGGTAAGCCTCTACTGATTATTGGCAAGGATATTGCAGACGATGCGAAGAATACCTTGATTGCCAATAGAATGAAGAACGCATTCCAGATTGTAGCCGTAAAGGCTCCTGGTTATGGCGATCGTCAGTCAGAGAACCTTGAAGACTTTGCGGTTGCTACTGGTGGTACAATGGTTAGTGAGAAAACAGGAGTAAATTGGAAAAACTTCACCTCCGAGCATTTTGGTAAGGTGAAGAAGGTTGTAGTGCATCAAGAGCAGACCACAATGATTGAGGGTATGGGAGATCCTAAGGCTTTACAGGAAAGAGCGCAGTTCATCAAGTTGCAGATTGAAGAGTGTGCGAAGAACAATGAGCATATTCAAAAGGATTTCCTTGAAGCTCGGTTGGCCAAGTTGACTTCTGGTATTGCTCGTATCAAGGTTGGTGGAGCTACGGAATCAGAGATGAATGAACGCAAGGATCGTGTGGAAGATGCTCTATATGCAACTCGTGCAGCTGTTCAGGAGGGTGTACTTCCTGGTGGTGGCACCTCACTTCTGCGTATTGCTCGTTTTCTTGATATTAGCCATCTCAGGGATGATGAGCTGGCTGGTGCAAAGCTATTCCTCAAGTCTCTTGAGTCGCCGATTCGTCAGATTACAGAAAATGCTGGAGCTTCAGCCGACAATGTGGTTGAGCGTGTAAATGCTGCAGAGGGCAATGTTGGGTACAATGCAGCTACAAATAAGATTGAGGATTTGGTGGAATCAGGTATTATTGATCCAACAAAGGTGGTTCGGTTGGCTCTGGAGAATGCAGTAAGTGCTGCAGGAACGCTTTTGACAACAGAATGCATGGTAGTCGAGAAGCCAATGGAGGAAAAGGATGAGTCGTGGAAATCAAGAAGGTAGTAGGTAAGAAGATAGAAGTACAAACTTTTTGTGATATTTGCAAGTGTGAAGCAGAGGTCTATGGTTGTTTAGGCTCACCTGAAGAACAAAATCGACACACATCTGGAGAGAAATGTCAGTTTTGTATAACTTGTTATAATATTTTCAGGGCAGAACTAATCGGTAGAGGTGCCCGATTCAACGAGGTTGTTCCAGAGCTTGATTCATGTAGTATCGGATTTCACTCTTGGACACATCCGGACGACAATGGAAACACGGAATGTTTGGCTTGTCATATTCGTAAAGTCGAAAAGTAATAGTTAGTTTGAGGGAGAGGAGGATTCTGTATGGGATTCTCTTCTTTTTTTTATAGAGGCAAAGATGGAAGTAAACAAAATAGAGTTTATAGGTGAAGTTTGTGAGCACAAGCCATCAGGAGGAATAGATCATTGTCGTACTGGTCTTAACGATGGATGTATCAGCTCCAAGCATAGGGAGTCTGTATTGATCACCCTTCGTTTATGGGTCGACAAGGAACATTTTTCTCATCCGGTTAGCGAGCTTTTGGAAACGGGTAAATATAAAGTTGTCATAGAAAGGATCGAGGATACCGATGCAGGATAAGCGATCCAAAATCGAACATATTCGAGCACTGAATAGTAAGTTAAATATGCGTGCTGTTCTTGAATATTATACCATTGATTATGAGGATCAAGGAAGAGCGCGCTTCAAGGTGAAGTGCCCATTCCACAATGATAATCATCCCTCTTTGCAAATTTTCACAGACAACGAGTCTGGTCAAGATTCTTGGTGGTGCCCAGTTTGCAATGACAATGGAGATTGTTTTCGTTTTATTCAGACGATGACACATAGTCATACAAAATCATTAGCAACAGCCAACGAGATCATTAAGGGTCTTGGTAATGACACACTGGCAGTAGATCCGAAGTACAAGGAAGCCATGGAGAAACAAAGGCTTCGTAAGAAGGTTTATCTACTCGATTATAAGTTGGGAGTTCGATATAGGGATTGGTTAATCTCCTTGAAAGAACATCCTAAGTACGAAGAAGCATGTAAGAGAGTGGATGAGATTTTCGAACAACTTGATAATCTGGTGGGAGAAGATAGGCTTCAAGCAGCGATAGATTTTATCAAAGAAAAAGCCAGTAAGTTGAAAGATGTTAGGAAATAAGAGTTGTGTGCGATCATCTAAATAAAACGGAGTGGTGGATGGAATGGCAATGTGTTCACTGCAAGGAATGGCAAAGGGATGATTCTCATCGGATTGTAGTTCCTTGTTATAATCCTGATGGTAGTAGAATATGTGATAAATGTATATTTATAGTATATGTGCTGGAAGTAATGAAATGGTAAAATGGGTACGAAAAAGCGTAAGGTTTGGGTGTCTCTATACAGATACGGGGAGGAGGGGGATTTCCTCGTAAAGACTCGAAGCGATTGTATCCGGTCCTGGTGGATAAAGGAACACAACTTCTATGATTGGGATGCGAATGAGAAAAAGAAGGTAATAGCGTACGTTCCCAATAAGCAAGAAGAAGTTTTGAACGATGCCCCATACCTTTACAAGACAAGTTGGTTAGCCTTATTGGTAGCTCTGGGCATAAGTAAGAAACAAGTTCTTGATGTCTTGAGGGAAAAGTTGTCGACCACAAAGGTAAAGATAACAACAGAGGATGGACAGGAAAGGGAAGAGGAAGTCATTAATACATGGCTGAGCAAGAAAATCAAGTTTATAGTGGAATAACCTGGGATCTCGAATGTTGCCCATCTTGTGGACGACAGGCAGACTGCTGCTGGTGGGTGGAGCAGGGGTATCTGAGTGCCAAACGCATGCTTCCACATGCCTCCTGTAAAGAGTGCGACAGGGTGTGGGTATGTGATGTTGATCTTTACCTATTTTTAGTGCACGAATATTTAAATTACACACCATGGTGAAATAGTGATAGGATATTGTTTTTGGTGCAATAAACCTGTTCAGCTTAACATGATATCTTGCACTGAATGCAGCGTGAGAGCTTATCGATTGGATTTCAGTCTTCTAATAAAAGATATCACTTTTTGTCCATGGTGTAATGGAAAGGGTCTCCCTTGTCCAGAGGCTGGACCATGGGATGACCAAAATACATATTTATGTGAAGATTGTTGTAATATATGGTTTATCAACAATAAGGTTGATTATTTGTTGGTGTCTCATATAAGGTTAGATAAAATGGAGTGGTAAAATGGAAAATAAAGGTAAAAAAGAACTCCTATTTAGTGTCGGCAAGGACGACCTCGAAATCTCTTGGTTTAGCCCCAAAGGACCTGGTGGTCAGAACAAAAATAAGACACAGAATGCGTGCAGGATTAGGCATCCTGAATCTGGTGCTATGGCAACAGGTCAAGAGGAGCGAGATAGAAAGCAGAATTTAAAGAACGCACTCCATCGGTTGGCAGAACATTGGAAGTTCAAAATATGGGTGAACAAAAGGGTTTGGGAGATTGATAATAAGAAAACAACTGAGAAGTATGTGGAAGAGCAAATGAACTCAAAGAATCTAAAGGTAGAGATTCTCGATGAAAATCAAAAGTGGGTTCCACTGGATACAGAGAATCTCACGGATTGTCCAAGATGTGGTGGGAGTGGAGAAGGTCGCCCTGACCACGGAGATTACAAGCCCGCTAAGCAACGACAGCGAATCTGTTTGGAATGTAATGGTACAGGATTTGTGGAGAAAAAGAGTGAGTAGAATAGAGACTACCCTTGAAATAACTGGTCGCCTTTTTAAAACATATATAAAGGATATGCCAACACTTTTCTATTTCTGGACCCGTCGAGGTGTGTTCTGTTGGTCTCGAAACGAAGGATGGAATATTACACACTGGCAAACATTCAGGGAACTTCGGCAGTATTTTGAGCGCGATCAAGGAGGTAGTATCTATCCAAGCAGCGAGTTAGAGTTTCTTATGGAGACTGGGAAAAGTGTGGTCGAAACATTTGATAGGGTATGTCTGACTAACATACTGAATGATTACAACGATCTGGTGGATAAATATAATAAGTTGGTAGTGGAGAAGAAAAATGAGTAAGTATTTAGTTCTTTACCATGCACAATGCAACGACGGCTTCGGTGCAGCATGGGTAGCTCGTAAGGTTTATCCAGATGCAGAGTTCATAGCTGTTTCCTACCAAGAATCCCCTCCTGATGTTTCTGGGCGCAACGTGATTATTATCGATTTTTCTTACAAGCGGTCTGTAATGGAAGAAATGAAGAAGAATGCACAATCTTTGAGAGTGTTTGATCACCACAAAACCGCGTGGGAAGAGCTATCAAGTCTACCCTATTGCATTTTTGATATGAATCGATCAGGTGCCAGATTGGCTTGGGACTTTTTGGTGTGTTCACCCTGGGCCACTAAAAACCCTGACATTCCCGATATGGTTCGCTATATAGAGGATAGAGATCTTTGGAAGTTTGAGCTTCCGCATTCCAAAGAAATAAACGCAGCCTTATCAAGTTATCCACGAGATTTTGCTGTATGGGATGGGTTAGAGAAAAGAGACATTAAAGAACTGATTTTGGAAGGGACAGCCATTTTACGTTATCAGACTCAGTTGGTCGATTTTTTGGCCGGGGAAGCCGAGGAAATAGATATGGCTGGACAAAAGGTGTTGTCAATCAACTCTCCAGTCTTACAATCAGAATTAGGAAACAGGCTGGCACAAGGACGACCATTTGGTGTTGTCTGGCATGACCAGAGGGGTAAGCGTAAGTTTTCCCTACGTTCTGACGCTAAGGGAGTAGATGTTTCAGAGGTAGCCAAGCAGTATAATGGTGGAGGACATCAATCTGCGAGCGGTTTCTCGATTACCATAGGAAAGATGTTATTGTGAATATATACCTGCTACTTCTTCTAAGTGGTGCATTTGTAATCATGGGTGATTTCTTTGCTAAGCTATGGTCAATAGAAAGAGGTAGTTGGTTATTTGTACTATCAATGGTAGGTTATACCCTAAGCAGCTTGTTATATATTCCAGTTCTTTTGAAGGGCGATTTGATAATCACAGCTCTTATTTGGAGTTTGATAAACATAATTGGATTCTCGATTATTGGGTTGTATGTGTTCAAGGAAAGCTTGAATGCCTTGCAGTTGATAGGTGTAATTTTGGGTGTCATTGCCATGGTACTGATGACCTGGAAAGGCTGGAAGTGATGACAGACATACCCCACATTTGGTTTGGGCTCTATGTGAGCAATCTAATGGGTGGGAAGTATGTCTGTCTTGGATGTCTTGCGGAGGTGAGCGGAGGTTGGCAGGCAGGTAAGGGAGTCATATGTGATGATTGTTGGTTGCCCATAAGTCAGGACTATGAATACTTGATACTGAATGAGAGGGAGTGGTAAATGGAACCAGTACGTTGGGAATGTCCTATTTGTGGTGAAGGAGAAAGCTTTTTGTTTGACAGCTATCCCTTACAGATTGACATAGATGAGGGAGAACCTTGTTGGCTATTCGTATGCCGAAGGTGTCGTGATGAATATGCAGAGTTTTTCATGGAGTGGTGATATGAAAGAGGGTTGGTACTATTGGGGTTCAGTAAAACACAAATGCCAGGGATGTGGCAAACAAAGAAAATGCCACCATTGGTTTTGGAGCCTCAAACTTGGTGCTCACGATGAATGGCTCTGTCAGAGCTGCTATATAGAGCAAGATGGAAGGCTCATTTCTTCCTTGAATAGTATGGAGTGGTGATATGAAAGTGAAGGTAGGAGATTGGGTGTTTGGGAAAGTGATTGGATTTAGTGAGTATGGTATTGTAATACTACCTCACAATATAAGGGAAGAGGTGTATGTACGATCCAATGAGGAGTTAAAGATTGGTGATGAGGTACAGATGCAGTTCAAGAGCTTTGGAGTAGGTTGTTATTGGGAGGCTGAACACAATGGATTTTGATCCGAAAAAAATGGCTGAAGAGATAGTAAAGGGATTGAATGTAAGTTATTATGATCTGTGTTGTCGTAAGAATATGCACAAAATGTATCATGCCATGAAGGTCCCTTGCCCCTGTAAAAGGGTACAAGCAAGGGTCAGGAATGAACAATTGGGAGAAAAAATTGCTGCTATCATGCTTCACGCTCCGCGATTTCCAAGGCTGGAGGATATAATCAGCGTGAGACCTTTAACGGAAGAAGAAATAAAGAAGCACGAAGAAGAGGAAAAGAACAAGTGAAAATTGTAATAACAGCTGATACCCACTTTGGAAGTTCGGCACATCTGGGTCGTATAAATCCTGCCACTGGACTACATACCCGTCTTGAAGATTTTTTACAATCTCTTGATAATATTATTGATTATGTCTTAAAGAACAAGGTTGATTTGTTTATTTTTTGTGGAGACATCTATGCTACTCGACATCCCACTAATACCCAACAAGAGGAGTTCGCAAAGAGGCTTCGTCTTTTGCAAGATAGGCATATTCACACCCTGATCCTCACAGGTAATCACGATATAGTGGTTAGTGAAGGCTCTTCTCACACTGCGGGCGTGTTGGCAGCTTTGGTAAACGAGGAATACATAAGAGTTTGTGATAGACCTGGTACATTTACCGGCTTCCCAGGTATAAAGATAGCCTTGATGCCTTATATTTACAGGCAAAAGTTGGGTGTGAAAACAAATGAAGAAGCTGCCGAATACTATGGGAAAGTGGTAAGGGAACTACTGCAGGATCTTCAAAAGTCTCCAGGCAACGGCAAGCTAATGTTTGTGGGGCACCAAACGATAGAGGGTTGCCACATGCCAGCAGGATATGTCGATCCTGAACTGATTAGCGAAGTTGTGATATCACAATCATTTTTGAAGGGGTTCGACTTTGCAGTTTTAGGGCACATTCATGAGCACCAGGTAGTTTGTCAAAATCCTCTGTGTGTTTATACTGGGCCGATTGAGCGCATAGATTTTAGTCAAGCCGATAAGCCTGTTGGTTTTATTACATATGATACTGATACGGGTGCTTGTAAGTTTGTAAAACTGCAAGTTGCAGATCTTTATAGAGTATATGTGGATCTGACAGATGGACAGGGCGATCTTACACAGAGAATCATTGATAATATAGATTTGAATCGGCTACCAGGCAGTATTATCAAGGTTGATTACAAGATTCGAGAAACCGATTTGTGTCGGATAAATAGATCTGCGATTCTTGAGATCCTGAACAAGGCCAAGTTCAACTACGGACTTTCTCCCTATGAGATTATACGAGAGCATACAAGTCGAAATCAAGAAATCAATGAATCAATCTCTTCTCCTGATGCCCTAAAAAAGTATGTTGAAGGAAGGCAAGATCTCAAAGATATTGCAGAGGCAATGTTGAAACGTGGTTTTGAAATAATAAAGCGCTGCGAAATAAGCAGAAAGTAGGAGGAAAGTATGCCGTACATTTCAAAGGATGAACGTCAAAAGTTGGATGCAATAATTAATCAACTGGTCAGCATCATTCGAATAATGACTGACGAAAAGGACCTCACAACTGCCGATGGTAGGTTGAACTACACGATTTGTAGGCTTTTGATTGGTGTTTTGGGTCTTGTTGGTGAGCCTAAGTATCACAAGTTCAATAGTATGGTTGGTGTTTTGGAGTCGGTGAAGTTGGAACTAACTCGGCGTCTCACAAATAGTTATGAAAACCAGAAAATTAGTGAGAATGGGGATATTATATAAGGAGGTTGGTATGTGGAGGAAAATAAAAGAAGTATTCAAAGAAGTATTCAAAGCAGACCATCCAATGGTTTATGAATACAAGGGGAAGTATGCTTTAGAAAAGCCGGTTTGTGATGATTGCGGGGGAGAGCTATCTATTGAGAGAGAATATTTTCGCACACACCCTGGTACTTCATGTTGGGTACGAGTATGTGGTTCCTGTCAGAAATGTAGTGATAAAAGACTTACATGGTCGCAGCTACAACAAGTTCTTGGAAATAGGGAGTAAATAATGGCAAAGCTACGAAAACGGCAACGCAGGAAGGGCGAAGTGGCAACCAGGAGAGAGGCTATCCGTAATCATTGCATGGAATGTATGGGCTATCAAATGGCCGAAATACATGAATGTACTGCCACGGGCTGTTGGCTTTATCCCTGGCGGTTGGGGTCGGTGGATAGAAACTGGCTAAAGAAAGAAAGAGAAGTAGCAAAGGCTGAAAGGAAGAAGGAAAAGCCAAATGAAGAAACAAAGAAGTCCGAGAAGCAAGAATCCAGTGTCTAAGAAGTTGATTTTCGTGTCTTCCAAGCTTCGTGGGGACATGGAAAATAACATGAAACTTGCGGAGTGTCTTTGTCGCATTGTAGTATTACGTGGTTTTGTGCCTATCGCACCGCACATCATATTTACCAGATTTTTGGACGATAATAGTCAAAACGAACGAGAGCTCGGTCTCGCATGTGGCTTGGAGCTTTTGAAGCTTTGCAATGAAATGTGGGTTTGTAATTTTGATGGCATTTCAACGGGAATGCAGCTTGAAATAGATTCTGCCAAGAAGTGGGGTATCAAAATTAGATATTTTGGTGATTTTCCAAGTGCCGAAGAAGATACGGAGTAAGAACTAATTTAAAACTTCTTTATTTTAATATGAGGAAAATTTATCTTCACATAAACAAAGGGGTATTTTAATGCAAGCAGAGTTTCGATATTTCAAGTTGAGGTTGAGATACCATGACCATTATAAGGGGTAAGTATCTTTTAGGTGCTGATAGTTGCCCTGTTTTTATGGTGAATGCTAAATATATTGTTCTTTATACAGAAAATAAATGGCAGACTATGCCTGTTCAGGACATTCCACTATCACGATGTAATCGTCCGGTGTATAACTGGCAGGAAAGCAGTGAATTAGAACTTTTAGTGATGACAGGACTTACAATGGAAAGGATACCATGAAACTAGAAGTGGGAGACCTCCATTATAGTACAAGTGCTCTATGGGAGTGGAATGGTAGGGAATGGTACATTGTTTATCTTGCCCGTTATCGTGCAGAAGAAGCAAATGATCTAATTTTAATAGCCCTAAACAACACAAAGTGGTGGAAGAATGAACTTTGATTATGAAAGTCGTCTGATATTGAAGTATGTAGGTGGAAGTTATGCCTATGGTACCAATATCGAAGATAGCGACACTGATTACCGAGGTGTAGTGATCCCTCCTAAATCGTATTTTCTGGGACTTGATAGATTTGAACAACATGAGAGTAAGAACCCAGATTTAGTGTATCTTGGCATAAGAAAAATGGTATTCCTTGCTCTGAGTGGGAACCCAAATATCTTGGAATGCCTATATGCGGACGAATATCTATTGATGACTTCCTATGGAACAAGATTGCTTGAGATACGAAATGAGTTTCTGGCGCGGAACTGCATGCGAGCGTACATGGGATATGCTCAACAGCAACTACACAGACTAAATAGTAGAAGCGATCCCGTGGGAAGAGTCGAGAAAAGAGCGGCTTTGATAGAGAAGTATAAATTTGACACAAAGTATGCGCTCCACGTGTTTAGGTTATTGAAAACTGGGATTGAGATACTAAAAGAGGGAGTATTGCGAGTTAGGCGACCAGATGCTGCATTTCTACTGGATGTACGAAATGGGAAATATACTCTTGAACAAGTAAATAAAATGGCAGAAGACTTGATAAAAGAAATGAGGGAAGCAGAGGAGAAAAGCACACTTCCTGAAAGACCAGATTACAACAGGGTAAATCAAGTGGTGATAGGTATCACAGAAGATTATTTGAGGGAGAACGGATGACAGACCTAAAACAAGTTCTTATAGATAAGTTCAATCTCTCAGATTTTAGACTTGGACAACAGGAAGTGATCGAAGCCGTATTGCAGGGACGGGACACGATGATTGTCATGCCGACAGGCAGTGGTAAAAGTCTTTGTTTCCAACTTCCTGCTCTATTGCTGGATGGCATAACTATTATAGTATCTCCTCTGATTGCATTGATGAAGGATCAAACCGATGCTCTCACCAATAAGGGCATTCCTGCCACTTTTCTAAATAGCTCTTTAAGTCAGGGAGATTATAGCCGACGAGTGCAGGAAATCCTGCAGGGAAAATATAAGCTTCTATATATTGCACCAGAGCGTTTTGGCAACATAGAGTTTTGTGGATTGGTACAAACGCTTGATGTCTCACTTCTTGTGGTCGATGAGGCACACTGCATTAGTCAATGGGGACACGATTTTAGACCTGATTATCGTAAGCTGAAACAAGCACGAAAGATGATGAAAAATCCTCCAGTTTTGGGAGGTACGGCTACTGCGACACCTGAGGTGAGAGAAGATATAATCAAGCAGTTAGAAATGGTCAATCCTCTTGTAAAGATTACAGGCTTTGATCGTCCAAATCTGACATTGATTGGTGAAAGATATTGTGATGATAATACTAAAGCAAAAGAGTTCGAAAAAGAAATTGAGAACATATTTAAAAGTGGTAAAGTATCACCTGCCATAATATATTGTGGTACCCGAAATATGTGCGAAATCTTGTCGTCTCAGTTTAATAAATTAGCAAAAAATAAATACGGAATAAGTAGGTTATCATGTCCATACCATGCAGAAATGCCAAAGGATGACAAAGAAATAGTGCAGGAGTCATTTCAAGATAACACGATATCATGGGTTGTGGCAACAATAGCATTTGGAATGGGAATAGACAAGCCAGATATTAGGAATATCTGGCATTACACTATTCCTGGCTCGGTAGAGTCGTATTATCAAGAGGTAGGTCGAGCTGGTCGTGATAGTTTGCCCTCAACTTGTAAATTGTTTTACAGCCAAAGAGATATTGGTCTTCGTCATTTTTTTATTGAGATCAGCCATCCGCCAAAGTCGGTTTTTGAAACCACTTACAGAAAGATTCGTAGTTTGGTGCCACCTGGAAGTTATCGAGATATAAAGTATGACGAAGTTGCTCAAGAGATAAGCAAGAAAGGCATCATACAAGGGCAGGTGAAAACTTGCCTAACGCTTTTGAAACATCAAGGTGTATTCACAGCTCCTGCAAGAGGTAGAATAGCAACACCAATAGCATTTCCAAAGTTTGAGAATCTCCATATTGATTACGATGATATACAAGCACGTAAGGAAAGAGAAATGATCCGATTAGAGGACATGACGAAGTTGGTAGAAGCCAAAGACAAGAAGAGATTTATCTTGAAGTATTTTGGAGAGATATAATGGGACAGGAAGAAAGAGATCAACAGCTCAAGGCGTTGCAGAACGGCTGCTTTTGCCCGGAACAGCACAAGATGTATCATTGTATCTTGCAGGAGTGTGATTGCCTTCAAGATTATGGATCCATGGTACATAGTTGGGGCTACAAGGTATTGGTAATGGAAACAATAGGGGATTGGCAGGGAGATTATTTGGTACTTTTACAAGATGGTGAAAGATATGGCTATGTTTCTATCAGCTATGGCTCCTGCAGTGGGTGTGATGCTATGGAGGCATGCGGTAGCTGGGATGAAGTCAGAGAGCTGTCGAGAGGATTGAAAAATGCCATTTACTGGAGAAGTGGCCAAGAAATGCTTGACTGGTTCAACGATAGAGATTGGGAGACCAAGATTGAGCATTGTTTAGATGGAGGTGGAGTGAAGAAGTTTTTGGAAGAGGCTAAAAAATGCGTAAAGATTTAGACGAACAACTATGTAGAGAGTTTCCAAATCTTTATAGAAATCGAAATGGAAGCCTGCGAGAAACCTGCATGTGTTGGGGGTTCGATGTTGGAGAGGGATGGTTCCAGCTGATTTATGACCTCTCCAAAAAGCTTGAAGCTGAAATCCTGAAACAACCGGAAGAAGAAAGGCAGTATTATTGTGCCTCCCAGGTAAAGGAGAAGTATGCCGGTCTTCGTTTTTATATGGAAGGTTCCACCGACAAGATGGAGGAGCTCATACAAAAAGCAGAAGAAAAGAGCGGAAAGACCTGTGAGATATGTGGAGCTCCTGGAGAGGTACGTGTACATCATGGTTGGCATTATACCTCTTGTGAAGAACATGAAAAGGGTGGATTGAACGAAAAGGAGTATTGAAATGAAACATGTGATTTCAAAAGACCTTGAACTTTGCTTTGGACATCGTGTTTGGACACAACAGCTCGATGCAGAGTTTAGTGTTGATACTCAATGTCGTTGCCGCAACTGCCACGGACATCAAGGATTAGTGAAGATTGTATTTGAGGCGGAAGAACTAAATGCTCAAGCGATGGTTGTAGATTTTAAAATGAGTAATTGGTTAAAAAAGTTTTTAGACGACTATCTGGATCATAAATTTTTAGTAGACTCACACGACCCCTTGTATAAACATTTTGTTGATAAGGATTTCCCTTTTGTCCCAGTTTTTATCGAGGGTGTAAAGGACCCGGTGGGACATAAAATAGATATTTCAACGATTGAAGACATTGAGCGAGAGTGGTATGAAAGTTTCTTCATAGTCGATTTTTGTCCCACGAGTGAGAATTTGTCAAAATGGATTTACAATTTTTCAAAAGAAAAGATGGCAAAAGTGGTAAAGGTAGTTCAAGTGGATTGGTGTGAGACACCGAAAACAAGGGCAAGTTTTATAGGAGAGTAATATGAATGAGGATCCAAACTTTCAACCAGTAAATCCAAGAGTTTGTGCTGGACTTTATCCCGACACACATGGAGCTTGGGCTTATATCGGAACTGCACCATGGGAGGAAAATAACCAGCCCACTCCTAATGAAGGGGAGTGGTGATCAATGCCTAACTTCATCTTTGATGTAGATTGTGTACTAACCTCGCCGCGCACTCCTATTGATCCAGAGTTTGAAAAGTTCTTTAGGCAATGGATGCAGGGTAAAAACGTGTATATTTTGAGTGGCTCACCTTATGCTGATATCAAGTCGCAGTTAGGTGATATAGTAGACAAGGTGAATGGGTTTTTCCCCTGCCAGGGGAATGTGTTGTATGTCGGTGGTAAGCTTGTGTATGATATGGTGTGGCATTGTGAGGAGCTGGTAGATGTTTTGCAAGTATTCATAGATACCAGCAAGTACCCTCAGCAACGTGGTGGACTTATTGATATTCGGTCAGGAATGATCAACTTTTCTACCCTTGGAAGAGCAAGTAAAGAGGAACGTACAGAATATAATAAGTGGGATGCCGTGGAGGGAGAAAGACAAAAGATAGTTGATTTCGTAAATGATCATTTTTCAGAAATTTGTGCAACTATTGGTGGACAAGTTTCTATTGACATTGCTCCTCATGGTTGTGATAAGTCTCAGATAAGAAACAAAATCAAGGGACCAATCTACTTCTTTGGTGATCAAGTACAAGAAGGTGGGAATGATTGGCTACTTGTAAGGGTATTAGGAAAAGAGGATAAAGTGTTCCCAGTAAATGGGTGGCAGGATACATGGGAGATATTGAAGAACGGGTATATTGGGCATTAGTGCCATTTCATTTCATGACTCAAAAGGTATCGATACGGATACATGATGTAAGCAATCAAGCGTGCTAGCCCGCTAAAACCTACCAATGAGCTTCTTTGTGCTAGTCCAAAGGCCAAGTAGGAGAAATTATGAAGCTTAGCGAAGCATTTTTTTCAGTTCAGGGTGAAGGCATCTCACAAGGGCAATGTGCTTTCTTTATCAGGGTTTCCCACTGTAATCTCCATTGTGGAGGTCCTAAGGGTTGCCTGGTTGGGAAGACAATCGAAGGTAAACCATGCAGTTGGTTTTGTGATACAGAAATGTTATTGAACCAAGGGATTGAAACCTCCAACGAGGAACTTTTTGCTCGGATTGGAGCAGAGGGACAAAAGAATGGGGTTCCATTGATCAACTGGCTCCGAGATGGTATTGCTAACTTCGTTTGGACCGGGGGAGAACCTGTTATAGTAAGGGTAGGGATAACAAGCTTTTTGGAGTTTTGGAACAACAAGTATCCAGAAAATGAGTCGTTCCATGAACTCGAAACAAATGGTACTATTTTCTGCCCTGACAACTTTTATGATAGATTCCAACAGGTAAACACGAGTCCCAAGCTTGCCAACTCGGGCATGAAAAAGGTGATTAGGATTGTTCCAGAAGCAATAAAGCAGATCAATGAACATCGTAATAGTTGGTTTAAGTTTGTAATCAACTTTGAAGAAGATATTCAGGAGATAAGAGAGACATTCCTTGAACCATTTGGTATTGACCCAAGAAAGGTTATTTTGATGCCGGGGGTGGATAGTCGAGAAGATTTACCAGAAAAAACTCGATTTCTGTATGATGTATGCAAAAAGTACGGGTTTAGAGGTATAACGAGGACACAGATCCTTGTTTGGGGAAAAAGATCAGGAGTGTAAATATGAAGGTAGTAGAAATTATTGAAAGACTACAGAAAATGCCACCCAGTGCAGAAGTAGTATTCCAATATAATAATAGTGATTTACTTTATGGTTTTATTGACTATGTTGAAACAAAGATAAAAAGGATCGATTATAATGAAAAATCTCAAAACGTAGAGTTGTGGGAGTAGACTAATGACAAAGCCTATTAATTTTGATGAGTGTGGTTGTCAGTGTCATAGAAATCCTCACATAGTGCATTGTATGCCGTGTTGCAGTGAGTGTCCATATTGTGGAGCAAGGGTTATACGTTATGAGGTCCACATAAAGGAGCATCATAAGGATGAACCTTTGCCAATGCCTTTACCTATTTCTGTGCGTGAAATACATGTAAAGTTAAAGCATGAGGGACCGGTTGCACCACCATCCATTGAGGATTTTGAGGTTGATATTGATGTATAAAGACCCGATCAAGCAGGCATTCCGTGATTTTGTGCAGGATAAGCTCATATTACGCAATGCCTGTACCGATCCTTGTGATGTCCTGTTTGATGGTCCTTGCTGCTGCGGAGCTGTACATTCCCCAGAAGAGCTCCCGTATCGTTGTGGTCTGAATGTGTGGGATGTTATAGCAAAGGCTTGTAATAAAAATAATATTATGATTCCAGGAGATGTAGATCCTGATATCGTTCGAGGATTAAATAAGAAGGAGTGGTAATGGATAGTTTAGAAAATCTTATAAATGTCTGTTGGGTCTCTGATGGACAACAGATAGGTAATCCAATGCAGATGAGCGTGGATCAAAATGGAAACAAGATAGTTTTTAGCAGTTGTTCTTTATATGACCTTCAAAATTCAAATGGTATCACATGGATACCGGGTGCTGGTGGTAGTGCAAGTGATAACACTGGACCAATATGGGTTCTTCCTAATACCATTACGATTGGTGATCCACCCTATACCACCCCTGGTTATCCACCTTACGCACCACCTACCACCTATCTTCCATCAATCGGTGGTGGTTTCCCATATCCCTCCATTCCACTCCCCGTTGAGGAGAAGGATGAGAAGGGAAATAGGATCGTAAAGTCCCCACCTCCTTCTCTTGAATTGATTCTTGTAGAAATTGCAAAGGTGCTAAGAGATCGTGGTGACATTCTTGGGATTCGTGAGATATTCGAAAAGCACAAGCTGAAGCTTGTCGATCATGATGGTGAGATTATATTTGATCCTCGTAAGCCAGAAGAGTTAGAAGATAAAGGATTTTAATATGATACCAGATGTAAGTTCTCCTCTGCCAGATTTGCAGAATCAACAGGATACTCGTGGTGTTCCACTTGATAAAGTAGGAATCAAGGGGTACGAACTTCCCTTTACAGTTCTAACAAAAGATAATGGTGCTCAGCAAACGGCAGGAAAGGTTAGTCTTTACACTTCCTTGAATGAAGAGGTAAAGGGTGCGAATATGAGTCGTTATTCGCAGGTAGTAAGCAAGGCGTTAGCTAAGGGACATATTAGTATTCACGCGATCAAGGATATGTTAGCAGCTTGTAAGAATCGGCTTGGTTCAACTGAGAGTTATGTTACAGCCAAGTTTCCTTTCTTTTTGAAGAAGAAGGCACCAGTATCGGGTGTTGAATCTTATTCAAAGTATCCTGCCATTCTTGATGGACGCGATACATTTCGTGATGGCTTGCGCCTTTTCGTAACAGTTAGTGTTCAGTATATGTCGTTATGCCCCTGTTCAAGACAGATGTCTGCAATGGGAACGGATGAGAAGGGTGAGGTTTATGGTAAGGGTGCTCACAATCAGAGAAGTACGGGCACCCTAACTGTTAGTTTGAAGGATGTTGATTTAAGTGATCCCGACAGTTTTGTTTGGTTGGAAGATTTGATTAGCATTATTGAGAGCTGTGCAAGTTGTCCTATTTATAATGCTCTTAAGAGACCTGATGAGCAGTATGTAACGGAAGCATCATATCGTAATCCCAAGTTTGTGGAGGATGTTGCTCGTGATGTTGCTCTTATTCTTCAGCAAGAAGAATGGGTGAAGAGAATCAATGGTTTTTGTTTTGTAACTGAACACCACGAATCAATCCATCAGTATGATGCGGTTTGTGTGAAGCGTGGTGGTGAAATATATATTCCATAGTAAGCGAAAGAAGCGAGGGGAGGTAGCAAGTTGCGTTCTGGTAACGCGGTGTTGCTATCTCCCCTTTTTATCCAGAAAGAGGTGGATAATGGTTGATGATACCCCCCCGAAGGAAAGAAGAGCTGGAGTTGGAGATGAAATTTGGATTCATAAATTTGATGAAGAATCTTCTCAAAAGTTTCGTGAGCAAGTGATTCAAAAGGTTCGAGAGGCACCGAACTGTAGCCATCCACTGATTGTTTATATTGACAGTTATGGTGGATATGCCGATTCACTCGTCTCTATGATTGAGACAATGGATGAAGTACCTAATCCTATTTACACAGTGTGTATGGGCAAGGCTATGAGTTGTGGTGCCGTTCTGTTGTCTCATGGCGATCAGCGTTTCTGTGGTCAGCACAGCCGCATAATGGTTCATGAAGTATCAAGTTTTACCTGTGGAGATGTTCATGACATGTTCAATGATGCCAAAGAATCCCAAAGATTGAACAAGTATATTATGGGTCTTTTAGCAAAAAACTGTGGCATCAAAGGAGGATATGTTGCTCTTCGTAAGATGATCAAGGAACATGAAGGTCGCGAGTTGTGGCTGAGCGCCCAAGGAGCTAAAAAGTTTGGTATCATCGATCATATTGGTACACCTATGGTCGAGACAGCCCTGGTTTATATGACATCTACACACAAGAGGCCGGGCTAATGCGCTTACTTATTCTTTTGATGCTTGTTTCTCTTTTTTGTGGTTGTCGACTATTTTCTCGACCTGCCGACAATATGAATGATCCTTTTGTCCAAGAAATGATGAAAAATGCAGCTGTGAAGGAGATTCGATTCAAAGGGAAAATTTGGCGCGTATGCATGAAGGATAGTACTTATGCGACCATAGGTGAAACCATGTATGTAGATGAAAGAATGTGGAAGCTGTCTGTGGAGAATAGAGTAGCGACCAGGCTTCGATCCTTGATAATTCATGAATCCATGCACACCTCTCGGCAGCTACGTGCTGGTGTGGCTTTCTGGATGATTTGTTATTTTACCAGTACTATATTTAGATGGGAGGAAGAAAAGGTAGCTTATGAAGTAGAGTGGAGAGCGGAAATGGCAGCGGGTGAAACATATACGGATGAAGATTATGAGTTTTTTGCTCGAGAAGTTTCGGGTTCTGTGTATCATGGAATGACCACCCATGATGAAGCATATAGGTTTATGAAAGAAACTATTGTAAAATTACAAGAGGAACGTAAAAAGAAGTGATTCCAGTATATTTACGACTTACAAATTTTATGTCACATGTGAATAGCGAGATCAGGTTCGATGAACTTGATCCTGTTACTCTTATCGTAGGCATGAAGAATGGAGATCCTAAGCGCTCTAATGGAGCAGGAAAGTCTACATTATTCGATGGTATCACATGGGTTCTATATGAAAAGAGTCGAGCAAGTGGAAGCGATAGCACTAATATAGATAGTGTGGTGCGTGGCAAGGTAGAAAAGTGTGAAGTCGAGTTCCAGTTTCGTATTGGAGAAGATCTTTATAGAGTGATGCGTTCACGGGATAGAAAGAAGAAAAAGGGCGACCTATCCTTCGAAGTGCAAAGTGGGGGTAAGTGGCGATCGGTTGCAGCCGATAAAAAGGGAGAAACAAAAGCACAGATTATTAAAACTATTGGTATGGATCATGATGTCTTTGAAAGTAGTGTTCTTTTAAAACAACACGAGGCAGCTGCATTTGCAGAAATGACACCAGGAGATAGAAAAGAGGTTGTTACACAAATCTTGCAGTTAAATCACTATGATGATTATATGTCTGAAGCCAAGAAGAAGTTGGAAAAACTAAATGAACAAGCGGTGGAGGACGACACCTTTTTGCAGAATAACAGTTCCATTGGCAAAGAGAAGATAGAGGCAGAACAGGAGATTCAATTTACAAAAGAAAAAATAGAGATTTATCAAAAGAAGATTGAAGCTATCAAAAGCGTTGTGGAAAAGTTGCGGAATGAACAGGGTGAAGAGGGCAGAAAAATCAAATCAGTCCAAGACCTGTTGGAGCAGTGTAGCAAGATTAAGGCTCGTGTACAGAAGAGTGCAGCCGATCTTCGAGATCTGAATGAATCAATTAAACGATATGAAATAGGCATCGAGAAAATCAAGTTGTCCCTCAAGCAGAAACAAGATAGGATCATGCAAATCAAGCAAGAACGTGGAGAACCATCTGTGCTCAAGAGAGAGATTGATGAGTGGAGTACAAGGGTAAAGGACCTGACAGAAAGAAAAACAGCTTTATTTGTTGAAGTTGAATCTCTTGGAAATCAGATCAAAGAGCTTCATGGAGAAAGTGATCGAGTAAAGAATGATGAGGGACTTTGTCCTAATTGCTATCAGCCCATTACTGCCAATGGTAAGCAAGCTGCTCTGGGGATGTTTGAGGCAAAGCTGCAAAAGCTTAACGAAAAGTATACTAAAGGTAAGGAGCTTTTGAAGGAGGTCAGGGTAGCTCTTGAGACAGCCGAGGAACATCATGCAGGGGCACAAATAAAAAGGGAGGCATTCAATAGGCTTCAACAAGAGGGCCGTACACTAATGGAGGTTGTTGGTGTTGAAAGAACCAATCTTGAGACACAAACCAGAACTCTGGAAGACAACCAGGTACTAAAAAAGAGTGGTATTGACACATTAGCAGCAACTCAGGAAGAGTTGGCTCGTTGTCTTGAAAGAGTGGAAGCCTTTGGTGAAGTAGACGAAATAAGATTCAAAGAGCTGTCTCGTCGGGTTTTGGATAAAAATGGTGAACTTGAGACAGAACAAAGAGCCATGAATGAGTTGCAAAGAAAGATAGGTGGTTTACAGGAAAGAGTGGAGCATCAGCAAAAAATTCTAAAGAAAGTAGAGGTCCTGAAGGAACAACGGGTTAGACTTGACCAGGAAAGACGTGTTGAAAAGGAGTTAATGAATGCCTTCGGTAAAACTGGCATTCAGGCACTTATTTTGGAAAATAGTGCCATCGAAATTGAAAAAATAGCCAATGACCTACTGACTAAATTGACAAATGGCAGTATCAGCATTCAGATTCAAACTCAACGACCTAATCAAGATGGCTCACTTAGAGAGGTCTTTGATATTATAGTAACTGATGAGTACCATTCAAGCCCCTTCAATATGTACAGCGGTGGGGAAAAGTTCAGAATTGCCTTTGTGGTTCGAGTAGCTCTCAGCATTTTACTATCCAGACGGGCAGGTGTTAGAGTGGGAGCCATCTTTTATGATGAGGCATTCCAAGACTTGGATGATGATGGTATCGACAAGATGGTAGAGGTGTTCAAGCTGCTGTCTGCAGATTTTCGTCATCAGCTTATTATTTCACATTCAAGTGAGTTGAAAAATCAATTTAGAGACATATTGGTTGTAAATAAAACATCAGCAGGCTCTTTTGTATCTAAAAAGTAACAAAATCTATCGATATTCCATCCTATAATAGGATGGTTTGTTATTCTAAACAAAGGAGATAATGATGGTTATCAAGGACCCGGGGTCGATTAATATTCCACATAGGAATATAAGTTATTTGCGTGACCCCACCTTACTTACTAAAATTCCACAAGGATGGCCCGCTGGTTCTACTTACCACGATGATAGGCAATTTGGACCACGGCATATTCGATTTGATCGCGGCTTTGAGGTGGGTACCGATTATTCCTTTGTAGAACAAGGCGACTATACCTACTATTCTCCAGATGCGCAAGATATAACTATTGATTCGGCCGATGATGTTCCCCAAAACTATTATGTACCACCACACGGAGATGGGCTTACATTGATGAGGCCCATTATCGATCCGATACACAACATTTTAGTTACTTATCATTTTGATCGCAAGCATCTTACATGGATACGTATGGTAACGAGATTACGAAAGGATGTTACATTTCCTCAGCCTCCTGCACAGCAATATACAACGAGTCCAAATTATTATTATAAGTCGCGTGGAAATAGATATGTGCGGAATAGACAGAAGATTGAACAAATTGGGCGTCCTCGTTTTATTTCCGATAGAATATGGGATGGTCGATCAGGTATTTCGGGGGCTCACGATACTATCGGTGAATTCTTTACTGGTATTAGATAGGAGTTTGAAATGGCGAGCACACCACTGAGTCAAAATACGGTGTTCCAACAAGTTATTGATGCTATGGATACTGCAATTCAAGCCCAGTTGAGTTCGGTTAATAATTCAGCCAGAGGCGATATCGCAGTTACCTATGAATTCAATCCAAATGGAACAATCACAATTAAGGTTGTAACTGTAGCAAGGACATTGAGTACTGCACAGCAAACTTTGGGGACAATAACATTAACATAGAAATAATGTAATGGATAGTAAGACAAAAACAAGTGTGTCACGAGTAACGACATACAAACAATGCCCACGAAAGTATTACTACAGGTACATTAAAAAGTTACCTGTGTTTGATTTTTGGCCACAACTAATCAAGGGCAACTTTGTACACTATGTTCTCGATAACTGGGTATGCCGTTTAATTAGGGGTGAGAATCCCAGAGAAGGTATGTTGGCTGCTTACAGGGATACATTTGTCCTAAATGAGTTCAATGGAAAAGTGAGCAAGTTTCTTGAAGAGATTAAGCCGTGGCTCCGGCAAGCCGTAATTGATTATGAAGCAAGGCAATTTCAGCCAATTGCAGCGGAGGAAAAGGTTAGTTTTAGATATCGCAAACTTGAAGTAACTGGGCGTATTGATAGAATAGATACAATCAGTTCAACCAAGATTAAGATCATCGATTATAAAACTACCAAGAATCCTGATTACTTAACGGCCATGCAGTTAGGAGTTTATCATATAGGTGTTAAGTATGGTTCTTTAAAAGAACAATATGGTAATAAGGATGTGGAAACAGCTTACGTTCTTTTGCGTCAAGACATGAGAGAAATACCATATGTTTTTCGAGAGGATGAATTGGAGGGGATTCTAACAGAAGTAGAAGAGGTAGTTGACTTAATTGGAAACGATACAACTTGGGAGCCTAAGCCATCTAAGCTGTGTCAGTATTGCGATTTCTTTGTTCCTTGTACTCAAGAGAGAGGTAGCTGCAATTTTGATTTCGATGTAAATGCTTTTGAGTTTTAAAAAGGAAATATAATGCCGAGTAAGAAACAGGGTTTTGAAGGTCTTCAAAAGTTGGCAGGTACCAATTTATGTACATCTTTTGAGGGTTATCAGGGGCAACATTCTCTTGTGAAGTTTCGCTGTAGTGAGTGTAAGGAAGAATTCATTACAACTCCATTTTTATACAGTAAAAATAGCGATAAAAATAGTGATGCAAAGCGTTGCCTAAGGTGTAAAAAAAAGCTGAGAGTAAAGGGCAAGGAGGGTAGAGAAGAATTTATAAGGCGTTGTCGTGAAAAGAATGGAGACTACTACGATTATTCGCTGCTTCCAGCAGTATTTAGAATGGGCAAATGTAGTAAAATCAAGATTATTTGTCCAGAGCATGGTATTGTTGAGGTGTTGGCTCATGAACATATGAAGCAAGGAATGGGTTGTGGTCATTGTAAGGGTGCTCGTATTTCTGAAACCAAAAGAAAGCCACGACAGCAATTTATTGATGAAGCAAATCAAAAACATCAATTTAAATACAATTATGAATTAGTAAAATACAAGAATGCTCATGAAAAGGTACAAATCATATGTCCAGTTCATGGTATTTTTGAACAAAGTCCTGATTGCCATCTTAGAGGCTGTGGATGTTCCATTTGTCATTCTACCTCTCAAGCCGTTAAAGATATAATGAATTTACTTGATAGACATGAAGTAGTATATGAAACTGAAAAAATCTTTCCAGAATGTTGTGTTCAAAGACCCTTACGCTTTGATTTGTACTTGCCAGAGCATAATTTATGTATAGAATATGATGGTATTCAACATACTCAGCCAGTTAAATTTGGTAGTCAAACAATAGAGGAGGCGCGAAAAGCGTACCAAGAGACTATAGAAAGAGATAGAGTAAAAGAGGAGTATTGTGAAAAAAATAATGTTGGATTAATTCGTATTCCGCATATCATCAAAAATCCTGATTCATTTTTAATGAGTTTAATAAAAAACTATCGAAAGAGTCGGTATATCTACACCTGGGAAGATTATGGACGAGATCTTCGAAAATTAGCTAATAGCATTCGTTCTTTTGGTTATGAAGAGTTGTGTGTTTATGGCATATCACGGGGAGGACTTGTACCAGCAGCACATATCTCAAATATTTTGGAATGTTCCATGGGTGTAGTAAAGTATCAAAGATATGATGCAGATGATCATAAGGTAGAACTTCAAGTAAAGCCGAAAATAAGGTCAAATACTCCTATTTTTGTAGTTGATGATCTTATAAGTTCTGGACTTACGATGAAAAAGGTAGTATCCTTTTTACAATTCCGTTTCAAAAGTGCTCCAATCCATCCTGTCGTTTTATTTGGGCTACCGAATGAGGATGGTATAATATATATAAATGAACATCCTAAAAAATGGATAATTTTTCCTTGGGAATCTAAATAATCTAAAGGGAGACATTGATGCAAAGATTGGGTGAAGAAAAGAAACGTTTAGCTCCTCAGCATACTCGAGCTATTTCACAGATCAATGAGATAATCAAAGGACTTGGCTTCAAGAAGGAAGAGGTTGATGCCACCAGAGCAGAGCTTGCTAAGTATATGCCAAAAGAGGTGTTTTTTGATAAGTATGCAAATGAAAAGGGCTGGGCTTTACTATATGCCGTTTATGCACCACAAATTGTAAATGATTTCTTCAAAGAAGAAAGAGGTAGTGGAGAAAAGAGACAGAGTCCAAAGGCTCGAAGAATACAATTTGAGGAATTAGCTGGTGATCCATCGGATTACGTGCAAAGTGTATTCATGGGTTATCATGACGACCAAGACACATTCAAGGGTGGTGTGCGTAGTGTTGCAGTCCCCAGCTCCTCAAATTATCAAAATCAATATGCTTATGATCCTACCATGCTTGATCAACGGAAAAGTGAGTGTCCTCATTGTGGCTCTTCCTTTTGGTCTACCTCTGCAGGAAATTGCAATCCAAAGTATAAACTGGTGGATGGTAAACCGCTTCGCGAGTGGCGAGCTACACCTGAACAAGCACCAGAGCCTATAAAGTTTAATCCAACTACGGGGGAAAGACAAGAAGAAATGGGCTATTCTTATTGCGGTGGTCGGCACCCCATTTATGATGTCACGGCACCTGATGGCACAATTGATGTTGAGGCAGCAGAGAGACTATCGAGTTTAGGTTGGGACCAACTACGAGATCAAAATAGGATTCGTACGGCTGCCAAAGAAGGTGCTCTAAGACATTATTTAGTAGATGAGCATCTTGATGAAGTAGAAAGATTGCTTGGTGGCAAAGTCGCTTATATGAAGTTTGGTGATGAGTGGACTTTTGAAGATGGTGGTGAATTGTTTAGAGAGTGCCGTTATCCTATTGCTCTTAAGTCTCCCGCTTCAGTGATTCATGATCGGATCGCTCGATATACGTTTAATATTTCTGATAAGAAGAGTAGTGGTCGTGCACGGAAGATTAAAGTGTATTTGTGTCCAAAATGCCCTGGTGAGTTCAAGGATATCAATGATATTACATCTTCTAAAAGTAGTGATCCCGTGAAAGAAGTTCAATGTGATGAGTGTGGATTATGGTTTAATGTTGATGAGCTTCCTGAAGATTCAATTTATACCATGCAATGGCTTGATCCACAGGTCTCACTTAATCTCAGTTTACAGACAGAAGAGGGGCATGCTTCTGAACTGATTGATACCATTCCACGAAGAGATATAGGTTATCTTGAAGTCGAAATGGCAGAAATTTTTGACATATTCAATAAAGAAATTCAAGACATAGCAAGGAGTATGAATGTCCGAGGTGCCGAACATGCCAAGGAGATCTTTGAAGATTGGATAATCGGTGGACTCAATTATAGGGAGTTGACGGAGAAGTATCTTGCAGGTATTTACAAGTTGCATTACACAGAATGTGCCGATTGTGGATATACATTAGATGAGAAGTCTAATCCAGACCCTGCGCAGAGAGCAAGGTATGATCAAGGAATCCCCGTAGCATTGGTGCAGTGTCCACGACGTACGTCTGATCCCCGTCATAAGATTGATCTTTCTGCTCCTATTACTCCTGCACCTCAAGAGTCGGAGGTGAATGAGTGGTCAGGGCTTGCTAAGAAAGAGCTTCGACAGGATTTGTCAGCTACTCGTGACCCCTCAGCCTTAGAGAGGCGCACAGAACAGCAAATAGCGGAGTCTATTCAAGATGATAATCAGCGTCGTCGATTTATGGGCACTAATCTGATCTATCACGGGCGCGCTACACAAGAGGGTTTGTCTGGCGTAAGTTATCAAGTATTAGATGTGGAGCGTGGTGTGGCACAACCACTACCAGCGAGTGATCCTCGTGCATATAAGGGAGAGTATGGTGTCATTACGCGAGAAATATATCAACCTATGGAAAGACTTATCAAGGCTATTCTTGCAGCGTTAGCGAAAAATCCTCGTATTCGTGACAAACACCAAGAAACATTAGATACATTAAACGAATGGAGCCAACAAATGAGTGAAATGAGCACTCGTTTTGCAAAGGTAAAGGGCTTTTGCAGATTAAACACTCGGTGAGATTAGAGTAAGTAGGTAAGGAAAGTGAAAGTGATAGATAATAGAATAGAATGGAAAATTACAAAACATTCTATAAATGCCTTTGGATGGGGAACGATTTATGTCTGTTATAATAGTGATTTGGGATCAATAATACTTACTAACAGATTTTTACATCTTATGCACGTTATGTACGCCGAATGGTATCCTTGTGAATTATATTATAAAGAAAGTGAAGATTGGGCTGGTTTGGCAGTAATGATGGATGGTCTTCAAGAAGAAGAGGCTCTAAAACTATTTGGAATGCTCCATGACAAAAAAGAACACTTGATTGCCTGTAAAATAGAGGGAGAATGGCGTTTGGAAGACAAGACAGAACATGCGCTCAATGAAAGTGAATGGTAAGAGAAGTAAGGAGCTAGGAAAGTGATTATAGTCGTTATTGGAAGAGCAGGTTCAGGTAAGACTGCGGTTTCAAAAGAAATATGCAAGCTAACTGAGATGCCTCTGGTGGAAATGAGTCCGATTGTACAGAAACTCACAGAGGGATCTAAAATCAGTCGAGGACAGATTAACACCAACACAGATCAACGCACAAAGCAAGATCCTGATTGGCTGTGGAGTCCTGTTCATGAGGCTCTCCAACAACACAACTATCATTGTGTTCTCTCTGGTATTCGTGAGCCTTATCTCCTGCATAAAATTAAAGAACTAAAACAGGACACCCTTATTCTGGGGTTAGAGGTCAGTCCCTTCAATAGGTACTCAAGGCTCTGTTTTAGAGATGGATTTTTTAGTGTCAAAGACTTTCGAAACATAGATACAGGAACGAAGAAAAAAGATGGGTATGTTGGGGATAATGAGTTGGGACTCGACATAGCTCTTACAGGATGTGATGTAATGATTGATGGAAACAAATCCCTTGAAGAAGTAAGGCGAGGGATTGAATCCTTATTGATTGATAGATCGATTATTCGTCCACGGAATGTAAATGTTCAATTTATAAAGCCTAAGTAAAAGAAACTTTGGGTGTCAAATTTATCAATATACGGATATAAGTAAAATGAGTTCAGTACTTCGTTCATTCAGGTTGAAAATATACGCCAACAAGAATAAGTTGGCAAAGTTGGATGCCCTAATCACTTGGTGGCAACAAGAAGTGAATAAAAAGATAAATTTGTATTGGCAACTACCAAAGGTATCAGGTTCACATCCACCAAAAGAAACAAAGCGAGGTGGTCGTCTGGTCCAAGATGCTTCTCAAAAGGCTTGGCAAATAGTAAAAAGTGCCAAGAAGCAAACGAACCCACAACTACCAATCTTTGAGGGTAGTGAAATAGATCTGAACGAGAAATCAATAGTGTTTCAAGATTGGATCACCAAGTCGTTTGATCTTTGGGTAAAGGCCACTCATTTTGAAAAGTATCACAGATTAGCTCTTCCTTGTAAGAAGACGGGAGAACTAAACAAAGCAGTAGGTAAAGGTGGCCAGCTTCGCAAGTCAGCCAAGATAATCAAAGTAAGGGGTGAATACTATCTACAAGTTTATGTGGAGCTACCAGAAAAGAAACCAAGTCTCACCAACTCAAAGCTCGGTATCGATGTGGGACTAACAAACGCTGTTGCCACCTCTGATGGTCAGTTCTATGGTAAAGAGCTACGAGACCTTCGAATAAGAACAAAGCATCGAAAGTATTTGAAGAAAACAAGCCCTTTCAAACAGGGTCTCAATCATGTGACAAACCAACTTATAAAAGATTATCCATCCACAGACTTTATTGTGGAGAATCTTTTATTCAAAGGCAAAAGGAAAAGAAGTAAAACATTTCGTCGGCGTAATAATAACTGGGCATACAAACATTTAGCAAATAGGTTAGTTCAACATGGTGAGTTGGAAGGTTTCCAGGTTATCAAGGTAGAACCAGCCTATACAAGTCAGACTTGTCCTGAATGTAAATATGTCGATAAGGAGAATCGAAATGGCGATAGATTCATCTGTAAGAAGTGTGGTTATAGTAATCATGCTGATATAGTTGGAGCTATCAATATTTTAGAAAGAGTATCCCAGGCACATTCCGTTCCTGAGAGTTGTATTCAGAAAGGAAAGATATAATGACGATCAAGACCAAAATCAGCCAGTTGGCACCCAAGTACATCCTAACAATCATGGATGATGATATTGTAGCTCTCGAGAAGCGAAAGACAGAAATTTGGGAAGCAAAGAGACCAGACATCGCCGTAAAGTCATTCCGTAAGGGGCATGTCCCACGCGAGCATGCAGAGAATGTTCTCGGCTATGACAATCTTTATGAGGATGTCGTTCGTGAAGTCGTCGCTCGTGGTTGTAAGGAAAGCAATGAGAAGATTGTTGGTGTTGGACAGGCATTTATTGATATTCTCGCCAAGGACCAACCAGTGGTGGTTCGTATCGAGGTGTGGTTGGAGCCAGCCGTTCATCTTACCGATTCAATGGGCAAGAAGGCATATGAGGGTGTTGAGTTTGAACAGCCCAATGTTTCCGTCGAGGCTGCCGAGGTCGAAGCTGTCATTCAGCGTGCACGGGATGCTGCAGCGACCACAAAGACCATAGAGCGTGAGTCAGCAAGGGGTGATGTGGTAGTTATTGATTTTCAGGGAAAGTTGGCCGATGGAACAGCATTCAGAGGAAATGCTGCGAAGGATTACCAGGTCATTCTTGGCGCTGGCATTCTTCTTCCAGAGTTTGAAGCTCAGTTGGTCGGTGTGAAGATAGGTCAGGTGAAGGATGTCTCAATTACGTTCCCAGACACTTGGCCAGCCAAGGAACTCGCTGGCAAGCAAGCAATTTTCACTACAACTATAAAGGAAGTTAAGGAGCGCACACTTTCAGAGGTAAATGATGACTTTGCCAAGCAGATTGGTTATGATAGCTTGGTTATTGCGCGTGAAAAGATGCGAGAAGATTTGAAACTAAACAAGGAACAACAGACTCGTGGTGAAGTTGATCAACAACTTCTTCTTGGTCTCATGAAGGCTGCACAAGTTGATCCCATTCCTCAGTGCATGATTCAGCAACAAACCAATGCTTTGATTCAAAATATGTTGGATGGTGTTGGAATGACTCTGGAGCAGTACTTGAAGAGGTCTAAGATGACACAGGATGATTTGGTTGCTCAGCATCAGCAAGCAGCCGCTTCCGATGTTCGCGCACGGCTGGTTCTTCGTGCGATTTCCGAGGCAGAGAATCTGGTAGCCACTCCCGAAGAGGAAGAACAAGCTCTCCAGACTGCTCAAAAGACTCAATTTCAAAATATGGATATTGAAACTCTGCGCAAGCAGATTGATAGAGATGCACTAACTGCCAACATTCGTGTACAGAAGGCTATGCGATTGGTTCGCGAAAAGGCGGTGGCTCGTGTGAAGCCAGTTGCCCCGAAGGTGGAGGCTGCTTCTCAGCAGTAATGAAATAGTGAGTAATCACATTTACATAAAAGCCATATATTTCGAACGAAATGTCCAAAATGGAGTTATGGAAATAATAGTTGATTCCAATCACGGACATTTCGTTCTTCGTGATGATGTGCTCGATACCAAAATTGTCAATAGTGTATATGACTACATCAAAGAAAAGGCTACTAACGTGATTGGACGCTGGCTTGCTGACCAAGCTCAAAAAGAGCTCGAAGCATCCTCGGAAGATCGAGCCAGAGAGGCTCTCAAAGATATTGATTCTAATATAGAAGTGCAGGAATAATTTTAGAGGCTAAGACCACCGGTTAATCTGGCAGGTCGATGAAGGTATTCAAGAATACCCGCAACCCTACCTATTCGTGGTCTGGCCCAAGGAGTTTTATGAAAATCATTGGAGTAGTCGGGTCCAGAAGACGAAATACTCCCCAAGATTATTTAAAGGTGGAAGAGAAGTTCTTTGAGCTCTACAAAAAGGGCGATTGGATTTGCTCTGGTGGTTGTGCTACAGGTGCAGACCATTTTGCAGAAGAGATTGCCAAGCACTATGGAATCCCTATTCTGATTTTCTATCCCAACACAAAAGATCTTGGTGTCCGAGGATATTTTGAACGAAATACAGAAATAGCAAGACATTCTCATGTATTGATTGCCTGTGTTGCTGAAGATAGAAAAGGTGGCACGGAAGATACCATTAGTAAATTTGTAAGTCATCAAGAAAGTTCGCTAAGATTGTATTTAGTATAAGGAGTTATTATGTACATTTTACAAGACCCAACCTACAACGTGGATTACAAAGATGGCTATGTGTTTTTCTCTTACACGACTGGTAGCATTGTTTCTGCGGGTATTGCCCTATTTCAGTCATATGAGGACGTGTTGCATCAGCCACTATCACATTGTGGTGTCATTTCTGGACCGAACATGTGCGTAGAGGCAACTACACCTGCGACATGCGAATCCAACTTTGTGGAGAAGTATGTAAATGATCCACATACTATAGTATTTTTCCGTAAGCCCAAGGATTTGACGCCAGCAGATGGCAAGTTAATGGTTGATACCTCGAGGAAGTTTCTTGGCAAGAAGTATTCATATCTGGGGATTGCAGGATCAGCTCTTTACGTATTCCTGACAGCTGGGTACAAGTGTTTCCCATGGCTACGATACTACAGAAATCCCCTCAACTCTAAGGATACACTATTCTGTTCTGAACTGGTAGCAGAGGCCATGCGTCCAGTAAAGGGTAAGGTTGGATGCCTGAAGTATGATCCCTCTAATATTTATCCCATTACATTATTTGATGATAAGGTAATTTGGTCAGACTGGAAGTTTGATATTGCACAAGTAAAGATGAATGAGGGTAGGAAGGTCATTGAGGTAAAGTAATGGAAAGAAGTAGAAGTTGCTTCTTTTGTGGAGTGGAGTTTAAGTGTGGGTCCATGGGTATGTGGATTATGCATGCTGAGGAAGACACTTCTTCTGTTGGTATGGCAATATATCCTTGTGATGATTGTGCATTTTTCTATACCATTATAAATGAGATAAAGTGGTAATGTTTAGTAGTAATACCTGTTCATTGTGTGGTTGTGAAATAGAACCATATTGTTGGGATTGGTCTTATGTTCCGGATAAAGATGGGCAAATAACATCCTTGGCCGCTTGCGATGTTTGTGCAGACCAAACTAATTTAAATGATTTGGAGTGGTAATGACAGCAGAGCAATGTTATCAGCTCTATAAAGATTTAGGAATGGAGGCGATGTCAGAGCCCTGGGTAGATACCAAACATCCATTGTGGATTCTTTGGTGTGAGTATAGTGGTTTGAATGAGTTGGAGTGGTGATGAAGTGTAGTGTGGATGTGTCTTATAGTGAAATGGCAAAGTGTGAGCACCTAACACAGGAACAAAAGATGCTCAAGTGTTTTTTGTGTGGAAATCAACTTGCACTTTGGAAGCATGGATATGTGGAAGATCGTGAATCTTTTTATGAGGATCAATCAGTAAAGTGTATGGTGCCAGCTTGTGAAAGGTGCTATTGGGTACATTGTGCTATTATAGAGTTGGAGTGGTAAATGGCTTGGCCTGAAAAGACACATAAAGAGAAGTGTTTATTGTGTGGAGGTACATTTGAGCCATTCAAAAATGATGGTTTTGTTGTCGATCTAACTTTTGAAGGTGATGATAGATTTATTAGAGTTTGTGAAGAGTGCGATAGTATATATGATGTTTTGTGTGATTTAAAGTGGTAAAGGAACAAAGAGGAAAGCAATAATGAGTATGAAGGAAGGAGGTTCAGTCAATAGTACTCGGTGTACTTGCAATCTATGTCATTTGCATGTTCACTCCGAGTACAGCTGACTGGACTAAAGTTCACTAGATGGTTATATCAAGATTCCAAAGCTTATAGAAAAGGTTAGTAAGAATAAGCAGCCAGCCATTGCTATTACTGACCATGGCACCGGTAGCGCATGGTTGGAGCTGTTCCATGAGGTGAGTAAGTGGAACAAGGAAAATCCTCATCAACCAATCAAGCCGATATTTGGTATGGAGGCCTACATAGTAGGTGATAGAACAAAGAGGGTGAAAGGTGAGTCGAACAAGCATCTTTTGATGTGGGCCAAGAATCACGAAGGGTACAAAAATCTTCTTAAACTCCACTATGAGGGCTATGCGACAGGGAGCACTTTCATATATGATAGAATAGTGCCTCGCATTGATCATACTCTACTGACACGTGATTCCTGTAGGGGACTCATGGCCAGTACAGGTTGTTTGGCAAGTGAGGTGGCTCACTTGCTGCGTGATAACAATTGGACTGATGCCTGTAAATTGATAGAGAAATATAAGAAGTTGTTTGATTGTGTTTTTGCGGAGCTTCAGCCTGGTCATTTGATTCCTGAACAATTGGAACATAATGATAAAATTCTTAAGTTAGCGGAAATGATGGGTCTGCCCCTTATTTGTACCACAGATTCGCATTATCTGGAGGAAAGCGAACGAAAGGAACATGAGCTAGTTTTGGCCATTCAAAGCAAGAAGGATATCTACGACGAAGATCGATTCTTCTTTGAGGCTTCTCACCTAATGATCGCGGAAGAAATGTTGAAGCACTTTGATGCTAAAGTTCTCGAAAATACGATAAAGTTAGCCGACATGTGCGAATATTCGAAGTTCTTGGAGTTCAAGACGCATGGGTATAGATTGCCAAAATATCCCCTCACTTCTACACCAGAATATGAAGAATGGAAGAACAAGCTTCATTATGCGGGTGAAGAAGAGAGTTTCAGATATTGTATGTATCTGGTAGAACAAAATTGGGCGAAAAAGCTCCACTATACTCACGAAGATCCCGAACTTGAAGTAAAGTATCGTGATCGTCTAAAAATAGAAGTAGAAACGATCAAAACCATGGGCTTTATCGACTATTTCTTGATTGTTTGGGATTTTGTTGATTGGTGTAAGCAAAACAACATTATGACTGGTTGTGGAAGAGGGTCAGCTGGTGGGTCATTGTTGTCTTATTTGTTGGGCATCACGAAGTTGGATCCTTTGAAGTATGATCTGTTGTTTTCACGCTTTTTGAATGCAGATAGGGTGAGCTTGCCAGATATTGATATGGATATTGACAAAGCCAGACGTGATGAGGTGAAAGGATATTTAGCTTCGAAGTATGGCAAGGATCATGTTGCCTCGATTGCTACTTTCAACACCATGAAAGTTCGTGCATGTGTGAAAGATATTGTGCGCTCATTGAAGCTTGGGGGAGACAGGGCAACCAGCTTCGAAATAGCAGATAAGATTAATAAGACTCTCGAGAATGAGGATGATGATATCAGTTATAAAGAGGCGATGAACATTCCTGCGTTTGCAAAACTTATGGAAGAATATCCAGAGGTAGATAAGTATACTAAAAAGTTTGAAAACCTTGTAAGGCAGACAGGTATCCATGCTGCAGGTGTAATTATTGGTGCAGAGCCCCTCACAGACACGATTCCGCTGATGGTGGATAAAAACAAAGTAGTAGCCACTGCATATGATGGTGCTACTTTGGAGAAGGACGGATTCCTAAAGATAGATTTGTTGGGTTTAAAGAACCTAACAATCATCACAGATACATTCAATAACATTGAAAAGGTGAGAGGAAAGAAGTTTAGTGGATTTTATACAAAGGGCATAGATGTATTTTATGACGAGCCAGATGCCACCTTTGAACAAAGAGTAGGTATTGTATCGCCTGGCAAACAAATGGCATCGCGAGCATTCAAGCTTCTACGAGACGGAAAGACTAATGGTGTATTTCAGGTAGAAGGACCCACAATGCGCGAGTTGTTGAAGGGTGTATATGCGAATAGCATTGAAGATGTCGCAGTGGTATTAGCTCTATGTCGTCCTGGTCCATTAGCCTCTGGTCTGACAGCAGAGTATGGTAAAAGAAAGAGAAGTGGTGAAGATAGAGAGGAGTGGTATCTACACCCAAGCCTGAAACCTATCCTAGGGAAGACTTACGGCGTTGTATGTCTTGACGAAAATACCCCGATTTATATAATAGAAAGGGGAGATTATATTCCCATCAAAGATTGTAAAGAGGGTATGAATACAATCTCTATAAAAGAAAACGGGGTCGCCATACCAAAAAGAATCAATAAGGTTATCAATAATGGCAGACGCCTAGTGTATCGCTATTCATTGTCTAATGGACAAAGAATAACCTTGACCCAAGATCATAGGGTAAAAACACCTAGGGGATGGATGGAAATTAATAAAGCGTTCCAGCAAAAACTTCCCATAGCTGTGCCTCATTATTTGTCTTTTGGTAATAATACATACAATGAAGATCGTTTGCGTATTCTCGCCTATCTCTTGGGTGATGGGGCTCTCTCTACAAGTACAAACATTAGCTTTATTTCTCATGATGAAGCACTAAAGCAAAAATTTGAAGAAGCAGTAGTTCATGCTTTCCCAAGAACCAAAACGTACCGAATATCGGGACAAACGGAAGGCACAGAAGAAATTAAAGTAGCGAAAGCAGAAGAATATTACACAGAGAATGAAACACGATTGAACTGGATACCAAATGATCTTTTAATTTGGTTGCGCGAGTTGGGCTTGAAGTACCAGAACGAAGATGGTGGGTGTAATTCTTACACTAAATTTATTCCTGATTTTGTAATGAATTTGAATGAAGAACTTATAAAAAAGTTTGTTGCTTTCTTGTGGGATTGTGATGGAGGAATAGCACCAAGCCACTATTTTTATACTACCATATCTAAACAACTGGCAGAACAAGTTTTCACACTTCTAAATAAATTAGGATTGTGCCCAAATTACCATTATCGAAAAGATGGGGCTTATGCCATTATCTGTTATTCAACGGAAGATTGTAAAAATTCTTTTGGTCAATTTATGACTGCTTCACGAAAAGACCGAGAAACACGGAAGATTACACACTCCACACAGCGGGCATGTTATGGAGTCTTCTCGAAGGATTTAATTCGAGAAAAGGCACTTGGATATATTGAAAGGGAACAAATATCACAAACAGCTTTTGCAAAGAGGGCCAATATTCATCGGTGTAATTTATTTACCACCACTGGTAAATATATCAAGCAGACGGATTTTTGCCATCGTCCATTGGCTGAACAGATTCAATCAATAATTCAAGATTTGGATCTTGATAATCTGTTGGCAGATGACATTTTGTGGTATGAGATAAGGTCGTGTGAAGAAGTCGGTTTGCAACAAGTTTATGATTTAACAATAGATATGGATACATCTAATTTCGTGGCAAATGGTGTATTTGTTCATAATTGCTACCAGGAGCAATGTATGCAGATTGCTGTGCAATGTGCGGGATTTACAGAGCCAGAATCTGATACCTTGAGAAAAGCTATTGGTAAGAAGATCCATAGTTTGATGATGGAGTACAAAGAAAAGTTTGTGAATGGTTGTGTAAAGCATAGTGGTATGACAAAAGACATCGCAGAAAAGGTGTGGAAGTTGGTAGAAGAGTTTGCCGCCTACGGGTTCAATAAGAGTCATGCCGTGGGGTATGCTCACACAACATACCAAACTGCCTACCTCAAAGCGAACTATCCAGCAGAGTTCACAGGTGCCCTTCTGTCGAATGAGGCTGACCAGTTGAAAGTAAATTCTTATATTCGTGAGGCTCTAAATTCAGGTCTGAAGATCAAACCAGTGAATATAAATAAAAGTACAATGAGGTATGAGGTAGAAGATGTCAAGACAATACGACGAAACCTCACTACACTGAAGAATGTGGGTGCACGTGCTGTCGAAGATATTTTGAGTAAGCGACCATATAAGAATATGGTGGACTTTCTCGCTCGTACAGAATCAAAAAGAGTGACGAGCAGGGTCATTGAGGCATTGATAAAGGCAGGTGCGTTCGATGGTGCATTTGCTGAAGAAAAAGTGCAACGAAAAACATACTATGATTTCTATGATGATTGTCGTAAGAAGATCAAGAGATTTGTGAAAAGAGCGCGAGAGAACGATGAAAAGGCTGGTGTGCCGATTAGAACAGAAGCCGAAATAATGAAAGACTTCCCAGCCTATGATTGGCATAATCCAGTAAATGTAAGATCTCGTGGAGGACAAGAATATGAAACTCCAGTGCAGAGATTTAGTAAGGACCCACGAGAGGAATGGAAGGCAAGTGAGATTGTGGCATTTGAAAGTGAGATCTATGGTGCCCCTGTGTCATTCAATATATTTGATTTCCATCATGGAGCCGAAGAAACATTTAAGGCGGGATACAATCCAATATATCGATTCAATCAATCGTTGGATGAGTACAACGATACAGATAAAGTGTATATGATGTTCATTGTGCAGGGATGTGTGAAGAGGAGTCCGTACAAGAAGGATCCGAAGAAGTTTATCAGGAGGTTCCAGGTTGAGGATAGAACAGGTGAAGGAATCATAACATTATTTCATAAGACATATGAAGACGATCCAAGTGCTTGGAAGAATGGAAGCACGATTATAGCGAGGTGCGCAGTAAATGTATTTATGGATAGAAAAGGTTTGGTAGTAGATAAGATTCTAAAAAACTGCGGAGGAATCGATGGGACCATGTAAGATAAGAATCAACTGGCGATGCTTTTGGGAAAATACTTCTACCAAGGAAGAATTGTGGGAGTTTGTGCATGAGGGGAAGGGATTAAATGCTGTTAAAAAGTGTTGTTGGCCCAAGGAGTGCAAGTGTGAAATAGACAAGATGAAGAGGCTCCCAGTGAAAGTGGTTCGAGAACGAGCTCGAAAGGCATTAGAAAGATATTGAAGGAGTAAGTATGAGAATACCACAGGAACCCACACTGGGTGAAATTATATTTGGTGGGATGCTCATTTTGACAATTATTATTATGTGGGCTACGTGCCCTTGGGGATTACCATAATGAAAGTAAGGTGGCGTGAGGCAGGTAGAGATTTTCCCAAAGAGGGTGAGGATCGTTGCTTTTATAGTATTTGTTGTGGATGTAATAAAAAGGTGCCAGGTGTTTTTACAATTATTAAAGTGAGAATGAAAAAGTTATGGAGATATTGTGTAATCTTTGTCCAAGTTGTATGAAGTCATTGCAGGCTGTCATTTCACCACTCTCAATTTTGGTGCAGACAGGTAAGGATACGAAATGACAGCAAAACAAGTTATCGCTATTAGAAAGGATAAGTATGATTATTACACCTGCTGCAAGCGATAGAATGAAGTATGAGCTTACAAAAGCTAAGAGAAAGGGTCGTGTTCCAGAAGACGTCAAGATTGCAATGCGTGTTCAAATCTTGCAGGAAGATGGGGAACATAAACTTGGTATGGGTATTGAGTACAACGATTTTATCCAGGATACAGATGATATTATTATTCTGAACAATATTAAGGTAGTTGTTGATAAAGAGAGCAGTAAGCTTCTTGAGGATTCTACTCTTGATTATTATCACACAGATAAGATTAATGGGTTTAGGGTAGATAAGATTGGACCAAAGGAGAAGCTGCCAGAAGAGCCATAAAATAAGTGTCAAACTTTGGAAAGTGGAGATAAGCTATGGAGGAGAAACTGGGAATACCAATAACAAGAAAAGAGGCAATCGAGATTGCCCATAAAACGTTGGAAGAGGTGGAAAAACAACGAAAAGAAACGATTGAAAGGGAAGCAATGTCATTTAGTACTGATTTTCATGAGGACAACGTTCCACAATCAGCTATAGTAAATCCAAAGACAATTTTGGATTTAGGTGCTGTAAGGCCATATGAAGGACGACCACCTATTATCATTGATCCCAGGGATGATGAATGTGCTCTTCAGCAAAATGGAATTGACTTGAGACTTGATGAGGTCCAGGCGGCAGATGGTACCACAATATTCACTCTACATAAGAAGAATGATATGCGCTGTAAGTATTACAAATTGGAGTCTGATGCAGAAGGTATGTTCCGCTTGTATCCAGGAAAACAATACGCATTAGATTTTTTTGAAGAAGTGAATGTTCCAAAAGACATGGCTGCCTACATATTTGTAAGGTCCTCCCTGAATAGATATTCAGGTATATTTATGACAGGGCTCTACGATACCGGATTCAAAGGAAGAATAGGTGGCATATTCAGACCATATGTGCCTACTTTTATAGAGCGTGGTTGCCGTGTAGCACAAATAGTATTTTTCAACGCTGATAGTCATAGGGCATATGAAGGTCAATATCAAGACCAAAAGGGGTAAGTGTGATAGAAAAGTATATTGAGTATCTAACAAGATACTACAACGACCTGAATCGGGCAGGATATCGTCCCTATTTTGGAGAAATAGACATTTATAAAGCATTATGGGATATGGAGTGGTAATATGAAAAAGAAACTACTAAGTCGTGAAACTATTGTGAGAAGCATCTATTTGTGTCCCGAGTGTAAGGGAATACCACGTGGTGGATGGATAGACGATTATGGTAGTTATCAATGTGATCGTTGCAAAGTATGTGGTGATCTTGGTGCCATAATGGAAGAAAAACAAACAAAGAAGTTCAGGAATAAGAAGTGAGCTGGAGTGGTAAAGGAATAATGCAATGACCAATCCTATTGAATTTAAAGATGAAAATGACTTTGAGTGGTATAAGAAAGAAATGGATGTCAAAGCCAGACACACTCATGCTCATCATGGAAAACCAGAAAAATATCCTTGTCGTTTATTTGAATCAGAGTTTTGGGATAATCCTAATGGCCCATATGAACTCTATCACTCTTTCGTTTATCAACAAGAAGTGGTTTGTCCAACCTGTAGCCATAAACATTTAGTATGGCCAGAGATAGAATAAGGAGCAACACAATGGCAGATGAAGAAATCAAGAATGTAGAACCTGTGCAGCCAGTACAATCTACACTTCAACCTGAACCCCCAAAGGAAGAAAAGGTGGTCGAGGTACCTGTTGATATTGTGGCATTTCAGGCAAATATTGATACAGCCTTTAGATCTTTTGGAAAGGCTAGGAAGGCTCTAGAGGGTTCGATCCCTTACGAGAGGTTTGTGGAGGAGTTGATAGCGGTTGAGAAGAGTATCCAAGACATCATTATACGAGTGGAGCAGCTGCACGAGTTAGATAGTGTTTTAGCTTCTGCACAATTTACAAATAGAAGTGATGTAGACGCTAAGATTCGCACGCGCGTGATTGAGGAACTTTCAAAGCATTTCAAATTTACAAAGATTTGTCAGGAAGTTGCTAATGCTGACGACCTTGTGGTTTTAGAGTCTCCAACACAGCCAATCGTGGAAAAAACTGGTTCAGCTCGGGATTTGAGTGCAGCCGCATCACGTGAGAAGATTCGCAGGCAAGCTCGAGCAGAAGCCATGAAGGAGGCAGGGCTACCCGCTGGTAAGGTGGCGGGTGCATATGAGGCGATTTTTGAGAAAGACAACGCTGTCATACAAGAGGAAGATCCAATATTAGAAGAGGAAGAACGAATCTCTCCGGAAGAAGCAGCTCGAATTTTTGGAGATTCAGCTGTTGACCCAAAAGTAGAGGCATTGAAAAGTAGAATATTACCAAAGAAACTAAAGAGTGGTCCGGTAGAGCCACGTGGAACCAACAAGGGGATTGCAAGGAGTAGGTAAGATGTTTGAGATCATCCGTGAAAATCCGGGGCTCTCATTTTTGGCCCTCATTATTGTGGTAGCTATTGTAGGTGATGTCATTGTAAGCATTAGTAGAAGGAAGTAGTAATGGCAGATAATATTGTTCGTTTAGGTGATCTTTTGAAGGTTGAAGGACTCAATCCTATGAACATTGATGTGAGTTATATTCAGGATGTGAGTCATAGGATTCCTAAGGATGGGTCAATAGATTTACACGAGGCCGAAAAGTTGGCTACGATTTTTCTGCGGTGTGCAGATTATTGTGGTGAGCTCATTAGTCAAGCAGTTAGAATGGTGGGCTACAGGGATGCAGAAAGAAAAGCCAAAAAGGCTGATGCAATAGAGGGTAAGATTGCAAAGGGCACTCCTGCTACAACTGCCAGAGAGACATATAGTAATGAGCCCAGTTATGTTGCTGCAACCAATACTCACACAGAGGCTGAGGCATTTTTGGTATGGATTAAGCAAAAGTATGATAATCTCATCAAGGCCCATGTTCTTTGTAAGGACCTCTTGAAGGCACATGTAGATAATCGTAATCAGTCGAGTTGGGAAGGCACTGAGGAGGAGTTTGATCTCTTGGCTGGTACCGAAAAAAGTGTCCCTTCCAGTAATATTGTAAAAAAAGTAGCTGACAAATCCAGTTTAAATTCGATAGGTAAAGATAGTGATTTCGAGATTGAGGTCTAATTTTCAAGACCTTTCATTCTGTTCAATCCATTTTCAAAGGAGGATTCAAAAATGAACAGCGCAGGTAATCCGGGTAAGAAGCTCGGCGAAGTCGGTTGGGACGAAATCGATGTTAAGGAAAGTGGTAAGGGCAACGGAAATGGTGAGAGCATCTTCCTCAATATGAAAGAAGAGGGTAAGTACAAGATGCGTGTCGTTTCGAAGCCTTATCAATATTACTGCCATTGGATCAAGACAAAGAGTGGCAAGTCTCGTAAGGTAAATGCGACACTCGATGGTACAGATCCAGTTTGTCTGAAGGAGAATAAGGGCCCACAGCTGAAGTGGCTGTTGAAGGTCCTTTTCCGTGATCCTGTCAAGAAGACAGCCTCCCTCAAGATTCTTGATGCTGGTTCCCAGATTATGGCCCAGATCAAGACACTCCACGAAGATAAGGAGAACTTTGGGAATATCACCAAGTATGATATCATCATTACTAAGGGTCCGAAAAATTCCAAGTCTCCAACATATGTTGTTCAGCCTCTTGGTAGTGAAAAGAACCCACAACCCTTTACCGCAGAGGAAATCAAGATGGTAAAGGATTCAGCTAACAAGGAAGATAAGGAGCACTTCGTCGATATCGAGAAGTTGTGTCAACCTTGGACAGCTGAGCGCATCATGAACATTATCAACGAAGTTGACCCTGCGAAGGCCAAGGAAGGTGTAAAGCCACTTGTCGAGGAGCAACAGGATCTTCTCTCAGAAGATGATGAAAAGGATTTTCTTGATCTCGATAAGCTGTGATAGCTTAGCATTCCCAATCCCGTAAGATGATGGAGAGGGCCCTTGAAAGAGGGTCCTCTCTATTTTGTTATATGAAAAAGTACCAACTACTAAATAAAAAAGGTTTTTATGACTCTGATACACCAGGGACCTTTGGTGGGTACAAGCCGGACAAGATTTATGGCCGACTTGATTGTCCAAGTGCCTTACGATGGATAGCAAAGGGTCATTACGTAAAGCATCGCGTATTCTTTGCAACGGAACAGGATGCAATAGATTGTGGATATAGTCCTTGTAAGATTTGTATGAAGGAAAAGAAAGATGACACGAAATGAAGCTATCGAACTCATCAGAAAAGAAATAAATGAAGCTGTTGGGCAATATGGCCATTTTAATAGCCCTCACGAGGGGTATGCGGTTATAAAGGAGGAACTGGAAGAGTTGTGGGATGACATTAAGCACAAGCATCCAGAAGGCTTCAAAGAAGAGGCAGTTCAGGTTGCAGCGATGGCAATCCAGTTTCTTATTGATTTTGTGGAGTGAGAGAATATGTCATTGAAAAATGATTTCTACAATGCATATAAAAATGATCTAGAAAATGATCTAAAGGAACCTACCTGTCCCAATAACGGACTTACAAAGTGTCCTGGTAAGTGTTGGTGTCTCAATCTTGGTTCTTTGGTAGCCTGTCCTGATTGTGGTAGGCCAATCTCCACAAGCATTATTGGTCATAAGGTTATAACTGAAAGTGCTGGGATAGGTGTGTCTTCCTCTGGATTTGGAGTTGGAATAGCATCTTCTAAAACAACCTCAAATGCACACTGCCCTCATTGTGGTGCTACACAAAAAAGGATACAACATTGGCACGATTCACTGGTGGTGCAACGCAGAGATGCTCATTGGCTGTATGAGTTAAAGTGTGTTAATTACAAGAAAGAAAATTTTGCAAATGTTCATCCCTTTTTGAATGCTCTTTCAAATGCTTTCTATTTGTGTACTCTTCTCTTTTTTTGTGGCCTTTTCGTCTATTTGGTGGCAAGCGGGCAGGCATTTGTAAAGTAAGAAATCGTTGGAGGTATATAGTGTTGTCAAATAATAAAAAGAAATGTTCAAGATGTCATAAGAATAAAAATATCGATCAGTTTTTTAAGAGTGGAGCACATAAAGATGGGTTGCAATATGTTTGTAAAAAATGCAATATCGAAGGCTCTCGTCGTACTCGACCTCTCAAAACTGCAGAAAGGAGAGGTCAGTTTGCAAAGCAGATGGGGACACTTCAATGTGGCGTGTGTGAAATGGTGTATGAAACAATAGGTAAGAATGGAATCACTTTTCACCATCTTGATCCAGCACAAAAATTGTTTTCGATTGGCAGGATGATTGGCAATCAACAGGAAACTATGGAGGCTATTCTGGATGAAACCAAGAAGTGTATTATGCTTTGTTGGCCCTGCCATATGATACTTGAAGGAGTCAAAAAGCATAAATGTTTAAGTTAGATATAATAAATAACATTGTTGAATTTTTGAGGGAACAGAACAATGCCTAGAAAAGTGAGAAGTGAATTTAAAAAGTGTGGGTGTTGTAAGGAGCGGAAAACAAGAGATGAGTTTTATAAAGATGCCAGTCAATGGGATGGTTTTGGATATCTTTGTAAAATATGCAAAGGGAAACAGGTGAGTGAAAAGAGGCCACAAAGAGTTGCAAAGAAGAAAGAAGATTTTATTAAAAGAGTAGGACCATTAATTTGCTCCATGTGTAGTAGGGTATTTGATAAGTTGGGCCATGATGGAATTACTTTTCACCACAAAGATTCATCGAACGAATTATTCTGTGTAGGTAGGTATTTAAATGGTGCAAGAAATCTTGATAAAATTACTGAAGAATGCCAAAAATGTATTAAGATTTGTTGGCCTTGTCATTTAATGCTTGAGGGCATATTTCTTCATAAACATTTTGATGCACAAAAAATCATAACTAATATACTTAAAATATTAGATAAAAAAGAAGGTGCGATATGAGCCCCGGTGGTGCGGCACCAAAAGGAAGAGGGACCGCATATGAATATCGAGTACGCAATACACTACAGGGAATGGGGTGGGATGCACACCGCAATCCTCTTTCAGGAGCGAGCGAACAGGTAGCCGAGACGACTGGAAAACACGATGTTCGTGCTTCAAAAGATGGGATTTTCTTGCAGATTGAATGTAAGAAAACAGCCGAAGATAAGACGCATAAGCTTCAAAGAAAGTGGATAGGGAAGATTGACTTTGGTAATGATGAGTTTCTGGTTTTTGCTTTTGGTCGCAGTCCACACTATGCCCTTCTCTCCGAAATATTTTACAAATCATTAGACCCTACCTTTGTTGCAGCCCCACGCTATATGGCTACTGGTGGCACACAATTTACCTTTCATCGGAGCTGGTTTGACGATGAAGATTCAGTTTGTTTTCTTTGGCAGGATTATAATGAAATATTTGTGGCTGTATCATTAGACAAATTAATTCCCCTGATTGAAAAAAGGGGTCCCTTGAAGGCTCTTCATCCTATGGATGTTATCAATAGTACCAGCACTATCTCTGAACTCACGGAGTGGTACAGGGGTAATCATCATAGGCTCACCAATAAAGAAAAGTCTCATTATTATGGGAAACTACACAGGTTAGAAAATGACCTGCCTGACGTAGACCCTCTCACAAAAGCTGACTCTCAATGGTGGAGAGACACAGCAGGGGATGTTATTATGAAATGCCCCCATTGTACTAAACTCATTACTCATGGGGATATAAAGAAAAGCAAAGAAACGAATGACAATAATCCAAAAGTATAGATATCATCTTGTAAGATACATTTTTTGGAGAATTGAAGATGGTAAAGTGGAAGACTCAAATTGACCGGTGTACACTTTGTGGCACACCATTTGAGCAACCAGTCTTTGCTCCACATGGACATGGATTTTGCAGCATGAAATGCATGGAGGATTTTTGGGCAAGTGAGCGCGGCATATGCTGCAAAGATTATGTTTATTATATTTTGAATGAGTTGGAGTGGTAATATGTTTAATTGCAAATGGAGACCATTCAGGTGCTGGGGAGACAAATTTCTTGGCAAATATGAAAATGAAAGGTACATAGTTCTTTGTATAGGAAGGTTGGGTTTCCAGTGGCAACTACGAACAATTAAAGATGCCAATGATTATAAGATTGGTGGTTGCATCGGTTGGAGTTCTCTGGGTCTCTATAGTCGAGCCATGTTGTATAAATGGGAATTCAAAAAGATTATATTTTGGGAGAATGTAAAAAAGAAGATAGAAAACAGAGGATAATGTAAGAAGGAGTAAATTATGGGTAAGGAACTTGAATCTGCGTTGAAGAAAATGAAAGAAAAATATGGTGAAACTTCGGTTTTTCGGGCTGACGAAAAAATCATGGCAAATGTAGAAACGATCTCATCGGGAAGTTTGGCACTTGATGCTGCTTTGTTGGTCGGTGGGTACCCGAAGGGGCGTCTGATCGAGGTGTCAGGTCCGGAGGCATCCGGAAAGAGTTTCTTGTGTCTTATGGCAATCAAAAAGGCGCAAGAAGCGGGGATGATTTGTGCGTACATTGATAGCGAGCACACATTCGATCCAAACTGGGCAAAGCGTCTTGGAATCAAGGTAAATGATTCACTGCTTATTACCAAGCCAGAGTTTTTCGAGGATGCGTTGAATCAAATTCTGCTATTCGCAAAAACAGGTGAAGTAGGACTAATCGTCTGGGATTCTGTGGCGAGCTCACCAACAAAGGCAGAATCCGAGAAAGAGGTTGGTGAGGCAACAATAGGGGTACAGGCCAAGATTCTTACTGCTGCTCTGCGACAACTTGTTCCTCTTCTTCATCAAAAAGGAACAACCTGTTTGTTTATAAATCAGTTGCGAGATAAAATTGGTGTCATGTTTGGAGCCACCGAGACGACCCCCTGTGGGCGTTGTCTTAAACATACCGCATCGGTGAGGATAGGTGTAGGAAAGGTTGGAAGTTCTGAAATAAAAGATAGTCTCGATCGAGTCATTGGTCATCGAATTCGAGCAAAGGTGAAGAAAAACAAAGTCTCAACAGCACAAGGTATCTCAGTTGAGTTTTTGGTCAAGTACACTGAAGGAATCGATAAGGTAGATGAGATCCTATCTGTTGGACTTCAATGTGGAGTAATTCAGAGACCCAATAACAAAACATATATAGTTGGTAGTGAGAAGCTGACTGGTAAGGATAAGGTTGCTGAATACTTAGAAACTAATCCAAAGGCAGTAAAAGAGCTGGAGTCTCAAATAATAGCAGCAATGCGTGAAGGTGTCAAAACAGCTCCACCTGCTGATGAAAAAGGTGACGATATCGATGATTCTAACGAAATTATTGGTAAGGACGAAGAGTTCCTGAAATTAGGAGAGTAAGAATGGATGGAGGAGAATTGTTTCTACTTCTTTTTATGCTTCTTTGGTGCAGCTTCGTTTCCTTTGTCGTTGGTTGGGGGTTGGGTTCGTATTGTAAGATTCGGCAATTTGAAAAGGCAGGTTATCTGAAAGGTAAGGAGTAAGAATGCTAATTTTATGTGATAAGTGCAATCAGACGACAGATGCCAGGATCAATAAGAAGACTGGCAAGCCGATTTGTTCAGATTGTGGAGAGGTGATTGAAAGAATCACGCCACAAGCAGTAAATGCAATGAAGAATCTACGACAATATGTTGAAGATGAAAAACAAAGCTTTGCGTTTGCCTGCCAGAAGTGTGCAGAGTGCAGACAGGGTCTTGTTTCCCGTGAGAAGGATGTTGTGGTTTGTTCTGTGTGTGGTGAGATGTTGAATGTGTCTCCATTCATGCGCGAAACAATGAAGAATCGTGGGCTGTTTACAAAGTCATGACACTAAAGGCTGTTGCCCAGTACTGTCAAGACAAGCTAAATGATGCTGCACTTCGTTATCTCTATGGTCGAGGTGTCAGCGACGAATTCATTCAGAGGTTTGAACTTGGATATTGTCCTTTTGAGGTTGAAGAGTTGGTCGACACAATAGGTAAGGATAACCTATTGAAGGAAGGTGTAATATTCGAAACCGAAGAGGGAAAGGTTTGCTGTTTTATTCGCAACAGCATTGTGTTTCCATTCATAAATCAATATGGGAAAGTGGTCTCAATCTCTTTTCGTCCTATGCAATCAAATGAAGTAATTAAAAGTAAGAACCTACGCAAGTACTGGCATGTTTCCTTTGGGAAGGGCTCATTTCTATATGGGCTCGACAAGGCTCTTTCTACCATACGTCAACAAGAAACAGCCATTGTAGTAGAGGGTCAGTTTGATGTAATCGTTTCACATCAATTTGGTTTTGCCAACACGGTAGGAGCAGTTGGCTCTGCTCTGTCAGCACAACATGTAAAGATGTTATCTCGTTTTGCAAAGAATATAATCATAGTATTTGATGGTGATGAAGCAGGACGAAACGCTTCGGAGAAAATAGAGAAGGTGAAGCTCAGGGAAGTGAAGAATGTCAATATCACTATTGCAAAGTTGCCAGATGGTGATGATGTCGATTCCTTTCTCCAATCTCAAGGATACGAAGCATATAAAGAATTGATTTTAAGTGCTATATAGAATCAAATGAGGAGAAGAAGGTGAAAACACCGCATTTTGATCCTAACGACGAGAATGAATTTTATGGTCAGTTTAAGTGGAAGGAAATTTGTTGTGATCCAAGAGATCTGAATAATTATGTTGGACCGGAACAAAATCCACATCGAGCAGAACAAGTTGCAATTATCAAAGAAGCACGTGAAAAGGCTCGACACACTCTATTCCAACGTCTTCTTCAGTTGGTAGAGGATTTCTTCACTGCTCATCAAAAGAAAGTATTTTTCCTCATGCGCAAAGGCAAGACTTATCAAGAGATTGCCACAATCCTGGGGGAACAATATTCAAGTGATAGATCTGGATACACCAGCATTGCCTATGCAATAAAAGGTATTAAGTCAAAGATACATGGCAAGCATCATGGGGGCATTGAGCGAAAGCTAAGAAAGTTGTGTTTGCGTGATACAATGTGTCGGCAAATACTTCAAGATCTCAAGACGTTGGAAAAAGATGATGTGGATATAGCAATCAACTATCTCAAAAAGTTTGATGATTGGTTTATTCAGTTTGATGACCAACGCGACAAAGATCCACCTGTACCCTAAAAAACGGCCCTTCCAAATATAAAATGCATATCAGCTTCCATATCAAAAATGTGAAAATCAATCTATAACTATCGATATTCGACCATAATAAGGGTATGCTCCTCTATTTGGAGTCTGCCGCAGTTTGAGATAGTTTATAACTATGCACACAACAAGGAGATAAGGATGCCGAGAAGAGAGTTAGAATTGGACCTGAACCAGCTGGGTCAGTTCATGAAAAGAGAGGCGTCAAAAGGTAAAATACTTTTGAAGGAAGCGTTGGCCAATCCTCGATTTGCTCAAATTGGGGTCAATCTTTTTAGGGACACCATTGATAGTTGTATCTGGCAACTTCAAAAGGGTGAGGACGGCAACGACTACATCATTAGGGCCGAGCCTGAAACTGGCCTCACAGCAGAGTCTCAAAAGGACTGGGCTGCCAATACAGATTCTACAAGAGAATCAATTACTCTTTCTTTTCGCGGTATGCCCATTTGCAAGTTTGCTGGTAAGGTTTATGGATTTGATAGGAGCACAGTCGAACTTTTCCGAAAGTATGTTATGGAAAAGACGCAGGATGTGAATTTTGTGAGAGCATTGATTGCCAATGCTACAGGCAAGTGCCCGGATTGTGGTGGTCGCCCGGTTTATATCGGAAAAGATGCAATCCTATGCAATACACCTGGTTGTGTTCCACAGAATATCACCGCTCAGAAGACATATAAGACACGCATTACTGATATGCATGAAAATCCTGTGGCACCAGCTGGTAAAGAAAAAGGAGGAGTTCCTTTTTATGTAGGTAGTTTGTATCAGGGTGAACTTTCACTTGATAAGGCACGAGAGTACGAAGATAAGGAAGTCATCGAGCTCGTGCAAACACCTCAGGGACTAATCGCAAAGAAGAAGTAATTATGACACATTGCCTTCTTGATGTTGCTGACATGTTGGATTCTTTGGGGCTACACAGGGAAGCAGATGTCCTCGATAGAATCCTTCGAAAGAGGGCTGATGCTCTTGCATATAAAGAAAAACCATTCTTGGCACAATTGGCAAAAATCATGTTGGCTCTTAGGAAGTACAAGTCAGGTGAAGTAATATCAGAAGATCTAACTTTTCCAATTACAGGTACTCGGCTAATGGGACTATCTCGTCAGGCAGCCATTGAAGACATACAGAAACATCTCAAGGCGTTTATTGAGCAATTCTTGCTACCCAATCTTGATAGGACGTACAAGGGTACCAAGGGTGAAACGGGATATCGTAAATTTATTACCGAAGTAATCAACCTATCTCAAATGTTACAAGGCATTTTTTCTACTCGCTCGGAACAACAGGGTATTAGAGAAGGGCTAAGTGCAGTTGAGCAGGTGAAAAGAATGGTTGGTCGTTTGGTGGTACACGTACGTAGTCAGAAGCAGTTGGGGAAGGATATAGATACAGCGATTGAACCGATTTTACAAGATGCCTTGCAGGTATTAGGAAACATCGAAGTTGCCATTAGGCAACTCAATGAAAGTGAGGTAAAGAAATTAGTAGAACAATTATTGTCAATCTTTCCTCGAAAAGTTGAGTTTGGTTTACCTATTTATCGCTTGGTTGTGGGGGCATTCAAAAAGGGCGACGTTATTCCTTTTGTGCGTCAGAACATAGTGGAAGAAGAGGCAAGAGAACGGCTGGATATTGCTCAGGAAGTTGAGCTTACAGAAGGAAGAGCCCAAAGAAAAAAGTTCGAGACTGAACTTATAAGGAAAAGGGATGTTGAGCGACACACAGAAGAATTAATAGAACGTGCTCAACGCCTACAGGCTGATGCAGCGCAATATGAATTTCCTACTGTTATGATTCCCACATTCAAAGAGTTTGAGCTTCAAATCAAGAGAGAGCCCAGCACTTATCTAATGCCTGAAAAGGTGTCCCACATTCAAAACAAGCGCCGAAGATATGAATTGATCATGGGTCAGATGTCGACTCTTGAGACTTGGTTGGATAGATATAAGAAAAGGTCAGATATAAACCAAACTACATCTTTTTCAAATTATCTGAGTAAGATGGTCAATCCTAAGGCGGCAGCACAAGCATTTACCATTATTAACATGAATATCACCGACTTAAAGGATGAGGTTGAGCGCGATATTAGAGCCACAGAAAGAGCCTTAGATGCTGTGGAAAGAGATCTCTTTCCCTTAACTCAAGAGTGGCATAGGACCAAAGATCAGGTCATATGGGATTTATGGCACGAGCAATATATGGTGAAGATGATACAGGTGCTCAACTACGTATTGACTCCGGAAACTCGAGGAGAGGAAACGTCAGCACAGGCCTTTAATAAAGTATTATCCAAGTTCAACGAATTACTAAACTACAGAGCATAACATGGCAGCAGGACAATTAACAAAAACACTGACGCTTGTACAGGCAGAGTTGGAAAGATTACTTAAACAACTTGAAGAAGTTCTGCGTAGCCTGGAAAGTGGGAAAGAAGCTCTTATTAGTGGTGTCAAGGCTGCCGTTTCACCTAATGAGACAAGTCAGGACATGGAAGAAATCATACGAGAAGAGGATATTGTACAAGAGAATATCACAAGAGCTCTTCAAGAAATTGCCCAGGCAAGAAGTTGGATTGGTCGATTGAACAATGTTGCCAGAAATGGAATAGACATTGCAAAGAAAGTTGAGCAAACCTGGTTTGAAGCATTGAAGAATTTAGTACAGGAGAGCAGATGGTACAGGGAACATTTCCCATTAGAGTATGAGAAAAGACAACGTGAGAAAGAATACGAGCGATATAGGCTTCGTCCAGAAACTTTCTATGGAAAGCCAACAGCCGACGAGATGGAAAGAATGCGTGAAATTTCTAAAAGCCATCCTGAACTATTTAGAGATCTACCGAAAATGGAGGACATAAAGGTAAGATCTAGTCTACACAAAATTGCTCAGGTAAAAGAGTTGGATACACTGATTGAACAGGTAGAGCAGATAACTAAGGAAATAATGGAACTGATAACTACATACTTTTCGGCTAACAGCCCTATACTGGAGGCATCTAATAATATAGTTGGGAAGCTGAAGTCAGATAGGGCACGAAAAGTTAGTCCCACATTACAAGAAGCACTCGGTGATGAGGTAAGTGCGCTTGAGGCTATGTTCGGTTTTGGTGAATATCCGGGCCAGTTTATCACAAGTGGTAATAGGGCATTTTTGATTCCTGCTATAAAGTCCTTACAGGTCGCCATGCAAAGGTTGAGTGAGCCAGTACGGCAAGTTGGTGAAACAGCAGCCATTAGGGAGCAGGTGCAAGAGGACGTCAGGCAACAAAAGCCACCACGTCCGATTACGCCATCTCCTGTGAGGACATCGAGACGAGAAACACTTTTAGAAAAATTGAACATTGTAGCAAACAGAAAAAGACGTTGTAGAATAATACAACGAATAGCATCTTCTAGGGAAAAGGAGGAGTTTTCCAATGGATAACACAAATGAGATTATCCAGGGCCTGGTTGATTTGCTAGCACTAGATACGTTTAGGACCTTTGCGGCCAGCGATCTAGTCCAGCGATTCGCGAGTGTCGAGGATAAGTATCGTCATGACCCCGTTATTCGTAATGTGGGTGGCGCTATTGAAAAGATAGCCAAGAAAGAACCAAGTCGTATGATAACTGCGGAAGAAGTCTCTAAGTTATACAATAGCTTTGTGGGACTCAATCCTCAGACACCCTTCAGGGAGATATTTACAGACATTCTCCCCATGAGTGAAGAGGCAAAGATAGCGGCAAAGAATGCCTTCGCAAAGAAGCGTATTCCCTACTCAAATGTAGAGCGCGACCTAACGACTGCCACCAAGGATGCGATCGAGGTGGACGAGTACCAGGCAGCTCTTGAGCAGCCTGTGGAGGTGCTAGGTGTGGAGAAGGTTGTGCCTACTCCTGCTCTTGCAGCTCATAAGCCCGAACTAATCAAAGCAGGCAGTGAGCTCGTGAAGAGCCAACTTGAAGCACTTGGTTGTACTAACATACGAACCTCGCTCAAGTTTGGTTCTACCAAGGGCTTGCTATACCTTGCCTCATTCCCTACTACTGCAGGGACAATACATATCAATGTTCCACTGGTGGTTGAGAATGAACAGCCTGAAGTTCCTGAGCTGTTCGCAGACATTTCGGGTAAGACAACCTATGCATTCAATGAAGCAGGTGTTGAAAAGTTGGTCAATGATGCCATTGAAGATCGCAGGACGTCAGATTTGAATGCTGCTGATGCTATTCGACACAATTATACTTCAGATGTTGTTCGCGAGCCCACTAAGGCAGCAGCGATTGAAGTTGATGAAGTTCAGGCATACGTGGAAGAGATTGTTCCTCCCAAACTCTCCACAATCAGCCCAGAACTGGCTGACGTTGAGGCTATTCTAGAAGATGCTATTATCCGTAAGGACTCTCGATACAATGAACAGACAATTGGTCTTGGCCGCAGCCTAGTTTCAAACGAGTTCAAACAGATTGGATACAAGAGTGATGTTCGTTTTGCTGGTGATCATAACAAGGGTATGTTCTTTGATGCCACATTATGGACAAAGAAGGGCAAGGTTGAGGTTTCGGTGCCAGTAGAAGTTGCTGAGGGTAATGTATTGTTCCCTTCGCAGTTTGTTGCCGATGATGGTGAAGTTCGCAATATTGAACCACATCAAGTCGCTGCAATGTTGGACAAGGAAGAGTTAGTTGAAGTACCACGCTACAGCGCTGCATTTGTCGAGATGGATTACAACAGCCTTCGTAAGGTTATTCACGCAGCAACATTTGATCGCAAGCACAACGTAGCCAGAGAGGCGCTCCATCTAATTCAAGATAAGTTTGGCACTGATGCTCATAATACAGCGGTTGCTGATTATCAGGAATGGATTGCACAAGCTTCGGCTGATTATAGTACCCGTTGTGGTGAATGTAAGTACTATAAGCCACGTGGGATAACAATTTCGTCTATGCACAAGTCAGCCTCTGATTATTGCAATTTGCTTCATGAAAAGTGCAGCAAGATTACAAGAAAGGCTGGAGTTTGCACAAGAGCACATTTGGAGTGGAACAAGACCCATGATGACAGCTATCGTGGGATCATAATGACCTCCCAAGTGCGCCTCACGTAGGAGTTGGAAGGTAATGACTGATTCAATAGGATATATTTATCGCCTCGTATTTCCGAATGGGAAATGTTATGTTGGAGAGACTATGAAGTCTATTGAAGAAAGAGTAAGCCAACACCAATCTAGCACCAAAAGAGGGTGCTCATATCTGGTTCATAGGGCTATGCGGAAGTATGGCTTAGATAATGTAAAGGTGGAGAGAGTTTTTACTCTTCAATGTACTCAGGAATACTTAGATCTTATTGAAGATAAAATGATAGATCATTTTAATACCCTTGCCCCAAGTGGGTACAATCTTCGAAGAGGTGGGGTTCATGGTAAGCTCTGTGAAGAGGTTAGAAGGAAATTATCAATAGCTCGGAAAGGGCATGTTTTTTCTGCAGAAACAAGAGCCAAAATCTCTGCAGCCCATGAGGGGAAGATCTTGTCCATGGGGACTCGAGCCAAAATATCATTGGCTAATAAGGGCAAAGCTAAGCCTCTTCGCTCTGAAGAGCATCGAGCCAATCTTTCTGCAGCCCTAAAGGGTAAGCCAGGATATATGCTGGGAAAACATCATACCGAAGAAGCAAAGGCTAAGATATCAGCATTTCAAAAAGTTAGACTTCACACTCCCTGTTCTGAAGAGACTCGAAAGAAAATGTCTTTGAGTCAAATGGGCAAGCATAAAAAGGGTTGTCCTGGAAGGCCCCTTTCAGAAAAGGCAAAGGCAAGGCTGTCAGCCCTCTGGAGGGGACGAGTCTTGTCTGAAGAAACAAGGGCCAAAATATCGGCCGCAAAAATGGGGCACCCAGGGTATTTCAAGGGAAGAACTCACTCAGAAGAGTCTAAAATGAAGATATCAACAGCCAAAAAGGGTAAGCCAGGAAGACCACAATCGCCTGAAATAGTAGCGAAAATGTTAGCAACGAAGCAAAGGAATAAAATGTTGCGACTACAACAGAAGAATGAGGAGTTATCATGGATAAAGAAC